ATGACCCAAGCTGAAGAGCGTCCGTACGACGGGTGCGGGAAGTGCCTCGTCGGCGTCCGTCGTCTGTCGCGGAAGTCAGACGCCACGTGGTCGCCGGAACGGCAGCGAACCAATGTGCTGTCTGCTGTGGCCAGCGTAGGCGGACACGTCATTGCATGGGCGGACGACTGGGAAGTCTCCGGAGCGACGAACCCTCTTGATCGACCGAAGCTAGGACCATGGCTCAAAGGGGAGCGGGGTCCGTGGGCGGGCATTGCCGGTGCGGCCGTCGACCGCGTCGGCCGGAACATCGCGGACACGCTCAATACCGGGTACAGGCTGCGTGACGAGGGCAAGCTCCTCGTCACGTACGGTCATACGGGCCCCTGGGACCTGAACGACCCGAACGACGAGAATCAGTTCATCGCCCAGGCGTGGGGCGCCCACATGGAACTGCGCGCCACTGAAACCCGTAACCGTGACGAGACCGTCAAGTCGCGCGAGCAAGGGCGCAAGCGGGGGAAGCACAGCTACGGCTATCGGTACGTCCGACTCCACCTCAAAGCCAACATTGACCACGTGGCGCTGGACAACGGAGAGGACTTCCCAGAAGAGATCCGCGAGCGAGAGAACGCCGTAAAGAACCTCCGTGATGTGGCGGAGAGAATCCTCGCGGACCGCACAGAGCAGATCACCCCGCACAGCGAAGCAGCACGCTTGACGCGCAGGGGCGTCTATTCACCTGCCGACCACGAGCGAGTAATGGGCGGGAAGGAGCCGCGAGGAGGGCCGTGGGACGGTGAAGCACTGCGGAAGATGCTCGTTTCCGAAGCGGCTCTCGGCTACCTGATGCACAGGGGGAAGCCTGTCGTCGACGACAAAGGGATGCCCGTCCGGGTTGCTACATCCCTATGGAACCGAGAGACGCATGAGGCTCTCGTCAGGAAACTCGCGCCGAAGAAGATCCCTACCCCGCGGGCGGAAGCGGGGGCGCACCTGCTATCCGGAGTGGCATTCTGCGGGAATTGTCACTATCGGCAATACAGGACGGGCAGTCCGGTAGCCATGACTTGCCACTCGCGGATGAAGGGTCTGACGAACTGCAAACCGTCCCCCACCATCTACGTGTCATACCTGGAGGAGGGACTCACCGCGTGGTTCCTCAGCACGTACGGTGACCACCAATACATGGAGACGGTTTTCGACCCTGGAAACGGCGTCGAAGACGAGCTAAACGAGAAGCTTGCTGCCCGGAACAGGCTGCGGGGCGACCGTGACGCAGGGCTCTACGACGACGAGGAAGACGCGGCGTGGTACCGGGACCGGTACGGCGCGCTGTCCGCTGACATCAAGCGCCTGCGTGCGATTCCGTCCCGTCCCGCGGGGATGGTTACGCGACCCACGGGTGAGACTGTGCACTCGCGGTGGACGTCTGCCGCTGACGACGGAGCACGTCGACAGATGCTGAACGAGTTCGGCGTCACTGTGGATGTGTTCCCGGACGGTCACGAGCCCCGTTGGAGGCCGCTCGTCGACGGTAAGGACCCCGACGCTCAGATCGCGGAATCCGTCGAAGCCATGCGGCAGAGGCGAGCAGTGTAACGAGTTCATAACGGCTACGGGTTCGCTAGCCTCGCCCGTAGCCGTTACCTCGTCGACCTGCCGCCCCATCCTCGCGCGAGCAGGCGAGGGCTGTGTGTCACGCAACGTAGTGCCACTGCCGTCAAATTTGCACGCAGTGTCACTGCGCGGTCAATCTGGTGTCCAAACTGCCAAACTAACTGCCCTTTTCACTTTCTCTCTAACGCGTGTTAGAAGAAGTTGAAAGTAGGGGTTAGTTTGGCAGTTTGGCCGCAGTCTGGCCACGAGCCTGCCCACCAAGATCATTCCCGCGTCACACTCACGACACTACATAAGTAGAGGGGGAAGACGGCGCTCGACGGCGAATGGCGCGTCACCCGCTCCCCTCCATCGACGGCCGGCTGCCGCTCCTGCGCTCCCCGTACTCTCCTCCGGGTCGAGCACGGTTGAAGCGGCCCCGGCCGTCCTCAGCTTCCCGCCGGGCGTTCCTGGCGGACGAGGACGTCACCGAAGCCGGACGCTACGCGGTGACGAGACCCCGACGTAGCGCCAGGGGTCTCACGGTGACGTCCGCTACTGCTGTCCGTCGCGCGACGGACAGTGGCTGGACAGCAGATGCAGCAACGCGACCAGCGTCCCCGATCCTGACAGCTCTCCGCGGGCCATGAGGGCGGGAACTTCGCTGAGCGGCACCCACGCGACGTGGCCAGCCTCCTCGACGTCCGTCGGATCTCCAACGCGCTCGGCACCGCGCCCGACGAAGATCTCATGCGGCGAGTCGACCATCCCGACCATGGGCTGATAGGTGACGACGTGCTGCAAGGCGTCCGGCCGCCATCCGGTCTCTTCCTCGACCTCACGCAATGCCGCCTGCCGCGGATCTTCGCCCTCGTCGACGATGCCGCCAGGCAACTCCCATCCGAAGGAGCCGGGAACGAACCGGTACCGCCACAGCATGAGCACGCGCTCCCGGTCGTCGACGACGGCCGCCACGGCGACGTGGTGGAGGCGGACTACGTGATGGTCGAACCTCTCCACGCCGGGCGGTTCAACGTCCCACAGCTCCAGCGTGGCCCATCGACTGTCGTACATCGTCCGCTTGCCGTGGACAGTCCACGGGTCGGGGTTCACCGGGACGGGCACGTGCGAGCGCTCAGGGACGCGGTAGGCGCTCCGTGGGCGGCGTTCGACGACGCCTTTCGTGACGAGCATGCCCAGTACCTGACGAAGCGCTGTACGGCCGATCTCCAGCTCCTCCGAGAGCGCCCGCTCCGACGGCAGCTTGTCGCCCGGAGCGTACTCGCCCTCGATGATCCTGCGGCGGATCTCGTCGTACACAGCTTCCGTCTTCGGTCCCATGAGGAGATCGTAGCGACGGACCACGGGACGTAGCTCAGTTCGGTAGAGCGCCCGCTTTGGGAGCGGGTGGCCGCGGGTTCAAATCCTGCCGTCCCGACCATCCGGCGACCGGAGAGCCCGGTCCGGGCAGCGCCGGAGGCAGCCGGATTCACCCACCATCCGGAGGCCATATGCCACGCGTAGCAATCCCCGTAGTCAGTGCGAGCCGCTCAGGAGCGGCCCTGACGAGGACGACGGGCGACCCCGTGAACAACCACTACATCGACGGCAACGACGGACGCTTGGGCGTGCTCGTCCAGAACAGCGGCTCCACCGTTGCACGCACCGTGACTTTCCGTCTGGCGCGGACGGTGGACGGGTTTGCCGTCGCCCCGCGGACGGAGTCGCTCGCAGCCGGCGAGGAGCAGCTCTTCGGCCCGTTCGGGCCAGGCGACTACGGTGGCCGACTGCTCGTCGACGTCGACCACGCGGAACTGACGCTCGTGCCAATCAGGATCTAGCGACCCCAGAACCACGCGACGATGCCTGTTGCAGTGCTGGAGATCAAGACCAGGAGTCGTACTGGGATGCTGTCCGCCGTGACGCGGAAGCCGCCTATACGGAGTTCGAAGTATGGCTGAGCTGACCGTGACGGCATGCCAACTCCTCGCTGTGCGCGACCTCTTAGCGGGCCTCTCAGGAACGGTAACAAGAGGTCTGCGGCTTGCAAATTCGATCAGCGCGCGCCGCTCAGAGCGCAGCCCCGCCCCGGTGGCTGAATCCCGGGAGCGGGGCTGACGACGTTCAGGACTCCGGCAGCTCGACGGAGAACGCCGGCTCTTCCGCCATGAGGTCTCCCGCGTAGCTCACGGTCCCGCCCTTGCGGCCGACGTCGAGCAGGAGCTTCCCTGTGAGGGACTGGCCAGGCTTGTAGGTCGTATCCAGTGCCGGGCCCTCGTCGTACCCGAGCGTGGACGCGTCCTGAGCAGCTGTGTCCTCGTCTTCCCACGAAGTGACGCCGTACGGGGAGAAGTCGAGCGGCTTCGAGCCCGTGTTCTTGATCGTGAGTCCGAGCAGGACGTAACGTCCCTTGGCTTTCTCCATCATCGCCGGCGTTCCGACGTACTCCGCGCTTTTCACGGTCAGGCTCGCTTCCACGCCGTCCAGCGCGACAGTCTTCGTCTCTCCGACCTTCAGGACAGGGGAGGACGGAGCTTCTTCAGCTTCCTTACCGGTGTCCACCTTGTCGAAGTCGGCATCCGCCGTCGGAGGCATCTTCGACGGCTTGGTGTCTGCCTTGTCGTCCCCGCCGTCCGAGCAGCCAGCGAGCACGACGGCAGCGAATCCCGCCAGAGCAGCGCTCCGGAGCGCGTATCTGCGCATGTCCAACCCCCACTTACACGCGGCTCCTGTGGCCGCACAGAGCGACAGAGTACGGCGCGAGTGACGTCCGAGGAGGCCGAATGGCGTGGGAAGGCAGCACACGCAGACAGCGTCTCCCGAGAGACTGGCCCCGCATCCGGCGCCGCATCATCCGCCGTGACCGCACGTGCCGCTGGGTGATGAGCGACGGCACTGCGTGTGGAGCGTGTGGTACTGACGTAGACCACATCGTTCCCGGTGACGATCACAGGGACGAGAACCTGAGGCTGTTGTGCACCTGGCACCACCGCAGGAAGAGCGCCAGCGAGGGCGGCACAGCAGCCGCACGCACGCGTGTGCGTATGGCGCGTCCCACGCCTACGCATCCGGCCCTGGAGGAGTAGGTATGGCAGGCACGCACGTGGTGCTGGTGGAGGACGACGACACCGGCGAGGACGGAGTGATCGTCACGCGCGTGTCGATCAACGGCACCGATGTTGGTCGACTCGCGAAGCCACCGAAGATCAGCGTCGGGCATGGCACCAGCGTGACCACGCTGACGCTCACGCTCGTCCCGAGCCGCCTGGAGATCCGCGGTGAGCTTGCCGACGGAGATCGTCGCGAGCCCCGAGCGGGTTTCGCAGCCAAGATCACCTGACCAAGATCGAATGAGCAAGATCACCAGGGGGGTGACCCCATGATCACCCCATCAGAAGACCGAAGAGGTGCTGGTCCTCTCTGTCTGTACGGGTCTGGGAGAAGTGGACGAGGCGCCCACGGGTGCCCGCTGGAGGGCCGAACGTCGCCCTCCTGGACTGATCCGGACCCCGAAACGGGAGGCGGGCGCACAGTGCCCCAGTCTCGCAGCTGTTCTCATCACCCCAGCTCAGAGCTTGTTTTACCGTTACACGCCCACTAGGATGAGACCCATGAACACACGGCAATGCGAGCGATGCACAGAGCACCTGGGCGCGAGGCACTCGCACCGGGCGCGCTTCTGCTCGACGCGCTGCCGTGTAGCTGCGCATCGCGCGGCGAAGAAGGACGCGACTCCGCAGGAGCTGACGACCCGCGACAGGTGGGTCCGGCGCTCCGCGGCGAAGGTTCCGCTGACGTCGGCCGGCATGGCTGCGTCATCGACGGACCCCCGGACCTGGAGCACGCACACCGACGCTGCCGCTTCGACGGTTGGTGTTGGACTCGGCTTCGTCCTGAGCGACGAGGACGACGTGGTCTGTCTCGACCTGGACCACTGCCGGAACCCGCTTACGGGCCGTCTCGCCCCGTGGGCCGCAGCCCTTCTCCGTGACGCGGGGACCACCTACGTAGAGGTCTCCCCGTCCGGCGACGGACTGCACATCTGGGGCCGCGCGGACGTCCGACAGGGACGCCGCATCCGACGCCCCGACGGTACGGCCGTGGAGATCTACGGCACGGGCCGCTACATCGCGATGACGGGACGCCGACACGGCAACGCCCCGTCAATACTAGGCAACGTCAGCTCAGTCGTTCGTCGACTGACTGGCGGACGCTGTCTGATGGCTTAGGCCCGCGGATCTCGTCACGAAGCTCACGCACGGCCCGAACTGCCTTCCTGGCTTCTCGGCAGACGGCCGGGATCTTCTTCAAGGCGGTAACGAGAATCCAGGTGAGCGCACCGATTCCGGCGACGATCACGGCAGCCCAACCATAGAGTTCCATGTGGCCCCTAGCCCTTCCCTGTGTGGGCCGGACCGGGCACGGGCGCACTCGGCCCGACCACCTTGAACATCAACGTGGTCGAAACCGAGATGCGCAACTGACGGGCAGCGAGTTTCTTCGCACTGCCTGCGATCTCGTCCTTCAACATGCAGACGCGTACATCACGAGAGCTTCGTTGGTCCGGCGTCAGTGCCGGAAGCCGACGTTGCAGACACGGGCAGCCTGCGCTCACTCGACGCGCTCACGCTACCAGGACGGCACTACTCCGCGGACATAGCTTCTGCGCACCATGGAAGCGAGTTCGCGGGCCAACCGTGGATTTTGGTGGATAACTGGTGGGTTGTGGATAACTCTCGTCTGCTGCGCATCCCGCGGCTTACGGGCGTCCCCCGACAGTCCACTTCATGATCAATCGCAGGAGATCACGAACGGCGCGCTGCCGCTCGGTAGGCAAGACCGGGTAGATCAAGAGCGACGTTGATGAGAGCACCAGTGCCAGCGTCCCAGGGGTCAGGCGCAGTGCCACGAGCACCACGTTGGCGACGATCTGCAAGATTCGTCGCATGGCTTCAAGAATCCGAATCAGCACTTCGCACTCACCGCTTCTTCCGACGTGTGACGGGAGACGGCGAACTGTGCCGTTGCATGTAGTCGCCCCAACTGAACCAAGGCAAAGATCCAATCTGCGCAGTGCGCATCTTTTGATGGGTCACCTTGGCGGGCGTTGCGAGCGAAGCTACCACGCCCGTCCCTTGATCGCCGACAGTCCAACTCACCGAAGGAGGAGCGCCGATGGCCGGACGAGGTCCCGCCCCGAAAGACCCCGCGAAGCGCCGACGGCGCAACGCCAGCGATCCGGAAACGGTCGTCACCCCCGACGACGAACTCCGCGGCCCTGAGCTGCCGTCGGGCGTCCTCGGCGTCGACGAGGACACGGGGGAAGTCGTCGAGTGGCACTCCATGACTCAGCTCTGGTGGGACTCCTGGCGCACGAGCGCACAGGCGCAGACCTTCACGGCTACGGACTGGCTCTTCCTCATCGACACCGCCCTCATGCACCACACGATGTGGGCGCGAGGGCGATGGGAGTTCGCCTCCGAAGTACGCCTGAGGGCAGCCAAATTCGGCGCTACGCCCGAGGATCGCGCGCGCTTGAAGCTGAAGGTCGACGACCCCACGAACGGCCCGCAGAGGCCCGTACAACGCCCCGACGGAGTGACTGACATCAACTCGCGCAGAGCGCGTCTGACTGGCTAGGAGACCGATGCCGCACGTCACCGTGCGCGCCCCCGGTCATGACCGCTCCCGCTCTCTCGGGTGGATGGCGGTTGCATGGATGGAGTACTTCGTCGTACACGGTCCTGGCGATGTCCAGGGCGAGCCGGTACGCCATAGAGACGAGTACACGGGGTTCGTCGTGGACTGCTACGCGGTCGACGACGACGAGGGCAAGCTTCTCTATGACTCCGCGTTCTTCTCCCGCCCGAAAGGCTGCGACAAGAGCGGACTCGGCGCCCGCATCGGCCTCTTCGAGGCTTTCGGTCCGTGCCGCTTCGCCGGCTGGGCTGAGGGCGGGGAGATCTACCGCGATCCGTGGGGACTCGGCTTCGAGTACGTCTACGAGCCCGGTGAGCCCATGGGCCGCCCGGTCCGCGTCCCCTACCTCCGCATCATGGCGACGGAGGAAGGGCAGACTGGAAACGTCTACGACACCATTTACTTCAACCTGACCGACGAGGCGTCGCCTCTAAGCGGAATCCTGGGCGTTGACCCGGGATTGACGAAAATCAACCTTCCTGACGGCGGAGAGATCACGCCGTCGACCGCTTCGTCTTCCTCGAAAGACGGCGGTAAGGAAACGTGGGTCTGCTTCGACGAAACCCACCTCTACAACACTCCGGAACTCCGCAGGATGTACGCGACGGTTACGCGCAACCTTCGTAAGCGGAAGAAGGGTGCCGGAACGTGGTACTTGGAAACAACCACCATGTTCGCCCCGGGACAAGACTCCGTCGCTGAGCGCACCTACGAAGAAGCCGAAGCGATACGCGAGGGTAAAAAGAAGAGGGGCCGTGCCAAGCTTCTCTACGACCATCGTTACGGCGTCTGCAAGAACCTGAAGAACGAGGACGAACTCCGCGCGGCACTCGTCGATTCCTACGGCGACGCCATGGAGTGGATGGACCTGGAGACGCTCGTCGATGACTTCTACGACCTGCGCAACGACTCCGCGGACGGTAAGCGGTATTTCCTAAACTCCCGGACTTCCTCCTCCGACTCGTGGATGGAGCCGGACGCGTGGGAGGTCTGCCGCAGGCCGGAGCCACTCCAACCCGGTGACCTCGTTACTTTGGGGTTCGACGGGTCCATCCGGGACGACTCCTCAGCGCTGTGCGCTGTACGTGTGTCTGACGGTCACATACAACTCCTAGGAGTCTGGGAGAAGCCCGAAGGCGCAGAGGGAGAAGGATGGCAAGTCGACCGCGAGGCGGTAGACAACGCCGTTGCCCGTGCCTTCGACCGTTACGAGGTCTGCGGCTTCTACTGCGATCCGCCGCACTGGCAAGACTACGTGGACAAGTGGACGTCGGAATACGCCGAAGGGCTCCGGATTAGTGCCACGCAGGCACGTCCGCTGGAATGGTGGACGAATCGCCCAACGGCAATGGAGCACGCTCTAGACCGCTTCGTCGAAGCAGTCGACGACAAGGCACTCAGCTTCGCAGGCACCGCTAAGGCGGACGACGAAGAGGAGTTCTCCCGGCTCGGCGCCACGCTGACTCGTCACGTCCTGAACGCACGCCGTCGGCCGATGGGCCGAAACCACATGGGCATCGGCAAGGAACACGCCAAGAGCCCGAAGAAGATCGACGCGGCCATGTCCGCCGTACTCGCTTACGAGTGCCGCGCGGATGCAGTGGCAGCAGGAATCACGAAGCGCAAGAAGCGCTCGTCCAGACTCAATGCCTTCTAGGGAGGTCCGTGTATGCCTGTCGCTTCAGACGAGGTGGAGTCTCCCGGGTGGTGGCTTCAGCGTCTCGGGAAGAAGCTGCTCGATGAGCGGCCGGACTCCCGGGACTGCGACGGCGACGTCACGCCGGGGCTCGACACCCTGACGAAGTACGCCGAAGGACGCGCACCGCTTCCACATGTTCCGGGAATCGACCCTCGGGAAGTCGCTGAGTGGATGAAGGACGCGCGAACGAACTGGACGAGCCTCGTCCTCGACTCGCCCGTGGAGCGTCTCGGCGTCGACGGTTTCCGATTCGGGGGGGCCGACGATCGGGACAGCGTGGCTGCCGACGAGGACGCCCACCGCATCTGGCGTGAGAACGGCATGAAGGCGGACAGCTCTCTCATCCACTACGGAGCACTTTCTCAGCGCAGAGCCTTCGTACTCGTCGAGAAGGGCGACGACGGTCGACCGGTCCTCACCCACGAGACTCCGCGGCAGGTCGTCATCGAGCACGAGCAGGGAAACCGGCGCAAGATCGCTGCGGGCCTGAAGCTCTGGCGTGACGACTGGACCGGGCACACCCGGGCCACCCTGTGGACGCCGGAATGGGTCTACGGATTCGTCACCAAGCAAGAGGCGCCCACCTTCTCAGGCAGGGTCGCCACACTGCGGAGCTGGGACGCCTTCGCCCTGCCAGGGACGAAGGAGAGCGAAGTCGAAAACGCGATGAAGCGCGTCCCTCTCGTCGACTTCGTCAACCGACGTAACCGCCGACCCACCGGATTCGCGGAGCACGAGGACGTGCTCACGATCCAAAACCGGATCACGCTGTCACTGATCAACCTGATCGCGGCCATGAAATACGGCGCGTTCAGGCAGCGTTGGGCCGCCGGCCTGGAGGTCGACGAAGACCCGGTGACGGGCCAGAAGATCACGCCGTTCCAGCTCGATATCCGGAAGCTCTGGACGACAGAGGACCCGGATGTCCGTTTCGGGGAATTCGCCTCAACTGACCTGGTTCCGTACGTCCGTGCTGTGGAGGCTGGGGTACAGGATCTCGCGGCGATCAGCCGCACCCCGCCGCATTACCTGATTGGCGCAGTGGTCAACGTGTCTGGTGACGCCTTGAAGGCCGCGGAGACCGGCCTCGTCGCGAAGGTCCGTGACCGTCAGACCGGATTCGGAGAATCCTGGGAGGACGTCATGCGCTTGGCCTTCCGCGTCCTGGGTGACGAGGCGAAGGCGACGGCGTACGACCTGGAGACCGTGTGGCGCGACCCCGAGTCCCGCACCGTCTCTGAGCTAGCCGACGCTGCCGTGAAGAAGTCCTCCGCCGGCGTCCCGTGGCGACAGCGGATGGAGGACATGGGATACACGCCGACGCAGATCTCCCGCATGGAGATCGACCGCGCGGCCGACGCCCTGAACGCCGCTCCGGCCGAAGAGCCTTCCTCCCCGCAGCCCCGAGCCGTCCCGGATCGCGACCCTCGCCCCGTGATCGGACGGAGGCAGGAGGATGACCTCCCCGTCGCGGCTTGACGCCCGATACGGGACCGCAGTTCGCGGCGTGTGGACGTCGGTCCTGGGGCGGGTGAACCGCTCGTGGACGGGTCTCGGCGCGTACCGCGACGCCGACGTGAAGAAGTTCCAGCGCCAGGCGCTCCCCGTACTCCTCGCGGGTGAGCGCCGGGTGGCGACCCTCACGGCGTCGTACCTGGAGCAGCTCTACCGAGAAGTGGACGCGAAGGCGCGGCGCGTGTCCCTCGACCTCGACGCCGTGACGGGCCAGGCCCTCCGTGGCGTCGACCCCGCTGACGTCTACGAGCGACCCTTCGTCGAAGTCCGTACGGCACTGTCCGAGGGGAAATCCCTGGACGCTGCCGTCGCTCGCGGGGCCCGTCGCCTGGAGACGATCGGGAAGACGGACTTGCAACTCGCTCGCACGCACACGGTGCGCGCGGTGTCCGACGATCTCCCCCGCTTCGAGTACACAGTCCGCGTACTTCAAGGCGAATACGACTGTGCTCTCTGCATGATCGCTTCGACACAGCGCTACCACAAGAGAGATCTTGCACCGATCCATCCCGGATGCGACTGCCTGGTTAAGACCGTGACGGCCGACTACGACCCGGGGCAGATCGTCGACGAAGAGCGGCTGGATCGGATTCACGGCCTAGTGGAGGACGCACTCGGCACCTTCGACCGTGGAGGGCGTGCGGTCGACTACCGAAAGATCATCGTCGCCAACACCCACGGCGAGATCGGGCCCGTTCTGGGCTTCAAGGGCCAGCGCTTCACCGGTCCTGACGACATCCACCTTCCGACCTGACGCCCGTCAAGGGCCGACGACTCCCGACAGGGGACCCTCTATGCCTCGCCGTACCCTCGCACGTCATCGCGCACTGCTCACGCTGGCTGCTCAGCCCTGGACCCTCTTCGAGGATGACCCCGGGGCTGGAGGCGGTGGGGGAGGCGGTGCTCCGACGGTCAACGAACACGGTTACCCCGACGCAACTCCTGTGGCTGACATGACCGCAGAGCACCAGGCGGCGTACTGGCGCTACCACTCGAAGAAGTGGGAGAGCACGGCGAAGGCCGGGCCTGATGCTGCGGAGCTGGAACGTCTCCGCGCCGCAGATGAGGAGCTGAAGACGCGCAAGGCCGCGGACCTGAACGAGACAGAGCGACTCCAGAAGGAGCGCGACGATGCTGCCGCGGAGGCCGCGACAGCGAAGGCGGAGGCGGCGAGTGCCTCTCGCAAGGCCCTCGTCCTCGAAATCGCCGCTGACAAGGGCCTGACACCCGCGCAAGCTGCTCGCCTCCATGGCTCCACGAAGGAGGAACTAGAGGCCGACGCGGACGCGCTGAAGGCGCTGTTCAGCTCCTCGACGAGCGGTGACAGTTCCGCCGGGACGCACCGCTCCGGGGGCTCCCGCGGGGGCGACGTCGGGGCGACCAAGAGCGTCAGTACTGGCGCTGAGCGCTTCCGCGAGAAGCACGGTCTGAAGTAACCACTACCTCTTGGAGGACACATGGACCTCAACCTCAAGATTGAGTCTTTCACCCAGGACCGCCGGGATTGGCTGGGGTCCGCGCACGGTACTGACGCGCCCGTCTCCGTGACGCTCGACGTCAGCAAGTTCACGAAGGCGACGCACTACCCGGACGGCTACCTGAAGAGCGGCATACCGCTCGGCAAGGTCACGACCGGCGGGAAGTACGGGCCGTACGACGACGCCGCGAGCGACGGTCGCCAGACCCTCGTGGGCTTCCTCTTCACCGCTCAGGACGTCGACGCCCGCAAGGTGGCGTCCACCTCTGTCGTCGGCTCCATGCTCATTCACTGCTTCATCCGCGAGGCGAAGCTCCCCGTCGCCGTCGACGCCGCTGGCAAGACCGACGTCGCCGGCCGCATCATCTTCGTCTGAGAGGCCCTGATACATGCAGCTCATCACCGAGTACGCGACTCCCGCGGAACTCACCGGCTACGCCCGTGAGGCGCTCCGGTTCCGCGAGGAGAACACGCTCAATCTGAACCGGTGGCTCCCGAACGAGACCATCAACGATCTGACGTTCCGCTTCAACCGGGGAGGCGGGGGCCTGACGGAGGCGGCGAACTTCCGCGCCTTCGACGCTGAGTCGGACATCGCGTCCCGCTCCGGCGGGGCTCGGGTGAGCGGCGAACTGCCGCCCATCTCCCGGAAGATGCCCGTCGGCGAGTACGAGCAGATCCGCATGCGGAACGTGGACACGCAGGCCGCGGAGATCCGCGACGCGATGGAGGCCGACTCCGTCAAGCTCGTCGCGCAGATCGCCGCACGACTGGAGCTTGCCCGCGGACAGGCGCTCTTCAACGGCTCCGTCACGCTGAACGAGAACGGCGTGCAGGCCAGCGTGGACTTCGGACGCGCGTCGGCCCACTCGGTCACGGCCGGTACCGCGTGGACCAGCACCGAGACCGCCACGGCGTACGACGACCTTCAGGCGTGGCTTGAGGTCTATAACGACACGAACAGTGGCCTTCCGGCCCACACCCTCATGTCGCGGAAGATCTACAATCTTCTGCGCAAGAACAAGCAGATCCGGGAGCTTGCCTTCGCTGGCTCCGCCTCTGCCCCGGGCGTCCTGACTCGGGAGGGGCTGAACGACGTTCTCGGCCAGTACGACATCCCGCCCATCGAGATCTACGACGCGAAGGTCAGCGTCAACGGCGTCACCACCCGCATCACACCGGAGGACAAGCTCCTCTTCCTCCCCGAGCAGGGCGACGCGGCCGGTAAGACCCTCTGGGGCGTCCCCGTGGAGGCGAACGACCCGCGGTACGGCCTGGCTGGCGACGCTGCGGGTATCGCGGTGGGTGGCTACAAGAGCGAGGACCCACAGACCGTGTGGACCCGAGCAACTGCCATCGCGCTCCCGGTTGTGGCGGCTCCGGACCTCACCTTCGTCGCTGACGTCATCTAACCCTGAACGCGAGGCATACACGCATGGCAAACCTGATCACGAACGTCCACGTCACGGACGCCGCGGGCCAGGCCCACGTGTTCGGCCCCGCGGACGACGTCCCGGCGTGGGCCGTGGAGCTGATCACCAACCCAAAGGCGTGGGACGAGGCGCCCGTCAAGCGCGAACCGGTTGACGCTACGCCGAAGCCCGCCAAGCGCGCGACGCCACGGCGAAAGGCGGGCTTGAATGGACCTGTTCAGCCCGACTGAGCTGCGCACGCTCCTACAGCGCCCGCTCACTGACGCGGAGTGCGATCTCGCCCACGACCTGACGACGGACGCGTTCTTCGGGGAGGTGGGGGAGCGGCTGACCGACCCCCCACAGCGGGGCGTGAAGAGCGTCGCCGTCATGGTGGCGGCGCGCATCCTGACGAACCCGGGCGGCCTCCGCAGCGAACAGGCCGGCGGGATGCTCCAGACGTACGCCGACTCCGAGAACGGCGTCGCCCTCTCGGAGGACGAGCGCCGTCGGCTCCGCCGCGCGGTGGGTCTGACGACGGGTGCGTCCTCCGTGAGTATCGCTCCGGAGGAGTACGCCCCGTGCACAACCGTCTGGCGGGCGGTATGAGCCTCTTCTCGCAGATCTTCAACGAGACGATCGAGATTGAGCGCCCCGGGCCCCCAGTGCGTGACTCCACCGGCTCCGTAGTCCCCGGCCCATCGACGCGCTTCTCTGTCGAGTACTGCGCCGTCATCCCGCCGTACGGGGTGACGATCGGCTCGTCGACGGAGACGCACGACGCGTCGACAACGGTCGAGACAAGACGCGTTCTCTTCGCCCCGCTCGGCACGGACGTCTGCCCCGCGGATCGCGTGCTTCGTGCGAACGGTGAGCGGTGGGAGGTCGTCGGGCGCCCGAACGTCTTGGGGGCGACGTCCCTCGCCCACGTCGAAGCCGCGCTGAAGGAGGTGACCGGCTGATGGCGTACAGATCCAAGTACCACGGCCGGTACTCCGGCATCGGCGCCATGCTGTCCCGTCCCTGGCTGCAAAGGCCATGCCGGGACGCTGCGGTGCGGATGAAGGCTGCGGCCGAAGCGCACGCCCCCGTAGGTGACCCCGCGGAAGACAAGCATTCCGGGCGGTACAAGGCGTCATTCGACGTGCTGCCGATCGTTAAGAACGTGCCTTTCCGCGGGAAGCCCCGAATGCGAGCAGGCGCGCAGCTCATCAACTCCGCGCCGTACGCGCACATTCTTGAGTACGGCAACGGCGTGACGCCCCGATACGCAGTCTTCCGGAAGGCGATCGACGACCTGAAGGCGGCTCACCGTGGCTGACGTGGAGGTCGTCCTTGCCCCGTGGGCGGAGGCCACTTTCGGTGTCTGGAGTGCCGCGGAAACGCCCCCAGACCTGGAGAAGCGACTCCCCGTAATCCGCGTCGAGCGAATCGGCGGAGCGGACGAGCGCTTCAGCCTTCACCCCCGAGTCGCTGTCGACGTTTTCGCAGCGACGGCCGACCAGGCGCGGACACTGGCGAACTCCGTCCGGGACGCTCTGCTCCTCCTTCGCGGCCCCGTCAACGGTGCAGTCATTCGCGACATCCGTTGCGACTCCGGACCATCACGGCAGCCCTGGGCAAATGAAGCCGTCCACCGGCGCGGAGCCACGTACACCGTGAGCCTCCGGGGCGCCTAATCCCTGATTCTTCGACCCGCCGTGGTGCGGGTCTCTCGCATGCCCTGGAGGGCACATGGCGGACACCCGCAATGCCGATCTGACTTTCGGCGCAACTGACTACCTCGTCTACATGGCGGCGATGAACACGACCTCACCGACGGGACTCACCGACCCTGCCACCCCGTGGGTAAACCTGGGGTGGGTGACGACCGATGGCGGCCTCCTCAAGATTGAGGACGAGTCGAAGGACATCGACGCGGCCGGAAGTCTGGAGCCAATTCGGACGCTGCTCACGAAGTCGACGAAGAGCCTCCAGGTTACCTTCCTTGAAGGTCTCAACCCTCTCGTTCGCAGCCTGTACGACAACGTTCCCGTGGCATCTCTTCAGCCCACGGATGGTGTCGCGTCGTACTCTCTGCCGGACAAGCCGGACGACCTCCGGTACGCCTTCATCTTCGACACGATGGACGGCGAGAAGCGAATTCGGCTCTACATGCCGAATGGCAAGGTGACCGAACGCGGGGACGAGCAGCCGCAGACGGAGGACGTCATGCCGGTGCAGATGACCTTCAAGTTTTACAAGGGTTCGTCCGCTGCGGCCGTCAAGCGCACCATCGACTACGGCAACGTCGACGTCTCCGCCTTCTTCCCTGCTCAGGGCGGCTGACGAGCAGACCAGCGGGGCCCGTATCTGCGCGGGTCCGGGCCCCGCTCCACTTCCACAATCGACCCGCGCAAACCCCCGTACTTTCGGCCCGATAGGGAGACCCGCGCATGTCTGAAAACACCGCTGCTCAGGCTCAGGCACAGGAGAACGAGGCCATGGGCACCGCATACATCGTCGCCGCGCTCGGCGAGCAGGAACTCCGCGTAAAGGAAATGGGCCAGTGGCGCCCGTCCTACCTCCGCGCTCTGCGAGAGGGAGACTTCGACACGTGGGCAGCCGGCGCGCTCCACGAGGAGGACGCTCCGCTCTTCGTCGACCTGGACGCCACCTTCGACGAGATCGCCGCATTCACCGCTGAGGTGATGACGAAGGCGGGGGAGGAGCCGGGAAAGTCTGGTGGGTCCTCCAAGTCCTCGAAGCGCACGCGGAAGCGCTAGAGGCGGACCTGGCCTTTCGGGGAATAGATCTCCTCGACGTCTACCGGGGGCGACTGTCCATGCGTCGCCTTCGAATCCTCATCGAGCATCTGCCGCCGGAGTCAGCGACGAAAACGGCTCTGCGCAACTCCCTGACTCCGGAGGAGATTTCCGCAGCCGGAGAGGGGCGTCCGGACCAGGCCCCGTGGAGCAGTACGGAGACGCTGCTCGCGCTCGTGCGCGACGAGATCCAGCTCTTGCGCGTCGCGATGGTGGCCGTTCAGACCGGTAAGCAGATGGACTTCGTGCCCACCCCGCGCCCTGGAATCCCCCCGAAGTCCGCTCCGAAGCGGCGACTCACAGACGAGCAACGCCGCGCCCTAGACCCGCGGCTCCGACAGCAGCCGTAGGAGGCGGGCGCATTGGCAGACCTGGACATTGTAGGCGGCGCGGCCGTCGACGTCGTACCCATCGTCCCGAATTTCCACAACCGTCTGAAGGCCCTCGTCCTGCCCATCGCTGACAAGGTCGGCGAAGAAGCGGGCAAGAAGATGGGCGAGGCGATATCGAAGCACATCGTTATCTCTATCCCGCAGGCCATCACTCAGGGTGGCAAGGCTGGGCAAGCGGCGGCCGGACGTCAGGGCGACAACGCAGGCGGGGCATTCGCGCGCAGCATGCGGCGGAAGCTCGAGGTCGCCTTCAAGGCGATGCCGAAGCTGGACGTCAAGCTTGGTGACACAGGCGTAGACGCCGAACTCGCCCGCATCCGCGCCAAGCTCGAAACGCTCTCCAACAAGAGAATCGGCATCGACGTCGATGCGGAAGCGGCAGCCGCGGAGGTCGGGCACCTGGAGGAGCAGCTCCGCCGGCTAGGAGCTGCTCACCCGAACGTGGCCGTTCGTGCCGACACAGCAGCCGCACGCGCGGCCCTGGCGGAGATGCGGGCGGAGATCGCGGCACTGACCGCCGATCCTGCCCGCATCCAGGTCGAGACGGACGGCACACTCGGTGCCAAGCTCCGCGCGGCTGTCCAGGCTGCGGAGGAGTCGCTCCCGAACATCAACATCGGCGCGGACTCTACGGAGGCTGACGTCGAGATTGCCCGGCTCCGTCAGCGACTGACGGCACTGCGTGAGGCCCGTATCGGCATCGACGTGGACGCCGAAACGGCGATTGCGGAGATCAACTCGATTCGGCTCGCTCTCCGCGACGTCTCCGGCCGACGAGTCGGGGTCGACGTGGACGCGGACGTGACCCGCGCCCGTCAGGCGATCACGAACTTCGGTATCCTCGTCGACCGCCTTCGCGGGCGGACACCGACGGTAGACGTCAGAGTCGACGCCGCAGAGGCGGAGTCCGAACTCGCAGCCGTACAGGCCCTGATCAACAAGGTCGACTCGGACGACGTCGTCATCCGGGTCCGAGCGAACACAATCCCCGCGACGTCTGCGCTCCTCCAGCTCGGAGTCCTTCTCGGAGGCGTGGCGGCGATCCCGGTCTTCCCTGTCGCAGCCGCGGGTCTCGGCGCTATCGCGTCCATGGCGACGGTGGCAGCCGCGGGTGTCGGTTCGCTCGCCCTGGCGGGTGGACTGGCCGTCAAGCGAGTGGCTTCGGCGCTCCAAGCGAAGTCGTCCGCCGAGCAGGAATCGACTCGCGCGACGGAGAACGGCGCTGCCGCGTACGTCCGTGGGGCACAGCGTGCCCTTCAGATGGCCTCCGCTCAGCAGTCACTAGCCTCCGCTCACCGCAACGCGTCCCGCCAGATCGCGCAGGCGAACCGCGCCGTGGAGGACGCTCAGCGTGCTCTCGCGGAGACAACCCGTCAGGCAACCCGCCAGGTCGCGGACGCGGAACGGGCTGTCGCTGAGGCTGCCTCTCGCGCCGCGGAGCAGCGTCGCCAGGCAGCACGCAACGTCGAGCAGGCGGAGCGCTCCCTCGCCGACGCCAAGCGCGCGGCGCGCGATGCGGAGGAGGACCTCACTCAGGCCCGTGCGGACGCAGCGGAGCAGCTCCAGGCGCTGGAGGACCGCCTCGTCAGCGGGAAGCTCTCCCAGCGTGACGCCACCCTGCGCGTGCAGGAGGCGGAGCTAGAACTCCAGAAGACACAGAGTCAATACGACCTGGGCAAGGCAACTCAGCTCCAGCTCGACCGCGCGCGGCTCGCGTACGACCAGGCCGTTCAGGGTGCTAAGGAGCAGGGCGACAGCCTGAAGGAGCTGGAGAAGGACGCGGCTGCGGCTCGCAAGGCCGGCGTCGACGGGAACGACGACGTCCGCCGAGCCGCTCAGTCCGTCGCCGATGCTCAGCAGCGTGTCCGGGACGAGACTCGCGCCGTCGCCGAAGCTCAGCGCGAGGCGGCACGGGAGCAGGTGGAGGCGGCACAGCGGGTCGCCGACGCTCAGCGCTCCCTCTCCGACGCTCAGCAGAACTCCGCGCGCTCCATCGCTGACGCTCAGCGCAAGGTCCGCGACGCCGTACGCGGCGTGGCTGACGCACAGGTCCAGGCTGCGGAGTCCATCACGGCCGCGGAACGTGGCATCGAGTCCGCGCGCCTCTCCGGCATCGACACCACGGCGAAGGCTGCGACGAAGTCCGACGACTACCGCCGGGCCCTGGCGAAGCTCTCGCCGGCACAGCGGGCGCTCTTCGACTCCATCGCGGGCCCGAAGGGTCTGACGGCTGCGTACAAGGAGTGGGCACGATCCGTCGAGCCTGACGTCCTCCCCATCTTCACGCGGGCAGTCGACGGCGCGAAGAACAGCCTCCCCGGCCTCTCCCCGCTCGTCCGCGAGTCCGCCCGCGCGGTAACGGACCTCCAGCGTGCTGCATCACGCGGGATGAGGTCACCGTGGTGGGAGGAGTTCAAGGACGGTATAGCCCGTAGTGCGTACCCGGCCATTACCGGATTCGGGCGCGCAATGGGCAACATTTTCAAGGGCATAGCGGGAATCATCGATGCTTTCTTGCCCAAGATGGACACCATCGCGGCGAAGTCTGACGCGATCACAGGTCGCTTCGCCAGGTGGGGGACGTCGCTGAAGGGCTCGCCCGAATTCGAGCGCTTCCTCGACTACTCCGACGAGATGGGCGGGGTGCTCGCTGAAACTCTAGGCGACGTCGGACGAGCCATATACGAGATTGCCCGCGCTCTGAGTCCGCTCTCCGGCCCGGTACTGGGGTTCATCGGCGCTATGGCGTCCGGTCTGGCCGACTTCGCCGAGACGTGCCCAATTGCAGTCCAAGCACTGTGGGCCCTGATCGTCGCTAACCGTGCTTGGAACGTTGTCCTGGCTGCAACTGGTTTCGTTATGCGGCAGCTACCCATCTTCCGCATTATTACTCTGGTGGCCCTGCTCGTCGCAGGCCTGGTCATTGCCTACAAGAAGTCCGAGACTTTCCGACGGATCGTCGACGGTGCGTGGGCAGGAATCCGCACAGCCGCGCAGGCGGCGTGGACGCACGGCATCAAGCCCGCATTCGACGGTATCGCCACCGGTGCCAGGTTCGTCGGCCGTATCGGAGTGTGGCTGTGGCAGAACGCGCTAAAGCCCGCATTCGACGGTATCGCATTCGGCGCAAAGATCCTCGCCGCTATCATAGCCGTCGCCCTCGTGGCACCTGTCGTCATCGCCTTCAATGTCCTGGCGGGAATCGGAAAGTGGCTCTGGCAGGACAGCTTGGGGCCGACATTCCGAGGCATCGGGGATGCGGCGGGGTGGCTGTATGACAACGGCATCAAGCCTGCCGCTGATCTCATCGTCGCTAGCTTCCGACGGATAGGCCGAATCGGGAAGGCGCTCTGGGACACGACCCTTGCCCCGGCTTTCCGTGGTATCGGCTCGGCTTTCGGGTGGCTTTACGACAAGGCCATCGATCCCGTCGCAGGCTGGATCGCGGACGCTTTTCGCTTTATGGGACGCGTCGGCAAGGCCATGTACGAGACGACGCTCGCACCTGCTTTCCGAGGAATCGGGGAGGCAGGGAAGAAGCTGTATGAGAAGGCCATCAAGCCCGCGTTCAGCGGGATAGCCTCCGCTGCTTCCTGGCTCTGGAAGAAGGGTCTTCGCCCTGCTTTCAACTTGATCAAGGAAGGTGTCCGCCTCGTCGGTGTAGGCTTCGGTAAGGCGAAGGACGCTATCGGGGAAGCATTCGGGAAGATCAAATCGATCACGAAGGTCCCTGTGAACTTCGTAATCAAGTGGGTCTACACCAAGGGCATCAAGGCCGTTTGGGACAAGGTGGCTGACTTCGTCAAGCTGCCCCACCTTCCGCCTGCTCCTAAGCTCCTGGAATCCGGCGGAACTGTCGGCTCCACCTGGGGCGTTGCCCGCCCGATGAAGGTCAACAGACCCACTGCAATCGTCGGTGAAGGCAACCCTCGCTACCCCGAGTACGTCATTCCGACCGACCCAAAGTACAGGTCCCGTGCTCTCAGCCTCCACCGGGCCGCAGGAACTCAGCTCCTGGAAGACGGCGGCATTATCGGCCGTATCGGATCAGGGCTGACGGACGCTTATGACTGGTCCGTCGACAAGGCAAAGAAGGGCGTCAAGGGGGCAGTCAACTGGGCCAAGGTCGGCGCTGACCTCCTCGCCAATCCGAGCAAGGTCTTCACGGTACTGACTAAGCCGATCCTGTCCAGAATTTCCCGAGGCCTTGGCGGCTCTCCGATGGGGAAGGTCGTTGCTGGCATCCCGAAGAAGATGCTGATCGGCCTGAAGGACAAAATCGTGGGTGCCGCTAACGCGATGCTCACTGACGTCGGTGGAGGCCAGTGGCTGAAGCCTGTGAACGTCGGATACGGAACTCCTTTCGGTAAAGCCGGGCCTATGTGGTCCTCCGGCTACCACACAGGTCTGGACTTCCCCGCCCCGACGGGAACCTTCGTGAAATCCGTCGCCATGGGTCGTGTGATCCAGACCGGAAACGGAGGCCCGTACGGAAATCACGTCGAGATCAGTCACGGCGGGGGCCTCACGAGCTTCTACGCTCACCTCTCCCGAATCCTGACGTCAGTGGGCGATTCCGTTATGCGCGGAAAGCTCATCGGTCGTGTCGGCTCGACGGGCAACAGCTCTGGTCCTCACCTCCACCTGGAGGCACGGAAGAGCGGCAAACCTGTCGACCCAATGCCGTACCTCCGCTCTCCTGGCGGCTTCACTGCTGCGGCAGTCGGAGCAGCGCAGCGATATGCGAAGTCCATTCTCGGTAGCTACGGGTGGGGTCCGGGGCAGTTCGGTCCGCTGAAGAAGCTGTGGCACAACGAGAGCGGATGGCGCTGGAATGCGACGAACCCGTCCTCGGGCGCTTACGGAATCCCGCAGGCACTGCCCGCGGGGAAGATGGCTGCGGCCGGAGCGGACTGGCGGACGAACTATCGGACTCAGGTCCGGTGGGGCCTGGGGTACATCAAGGACCGTCCCGACTACGGGTCTCCCGCGGCAGCGTGGGCGAAATGGCAGTCACGGATTCCGCATTGGTACGACGATGGAGGATATATGCCTCCTGGATTGTCTCTCGTCGCCAACGGGACGGGCAAGCCCGAGCCCGTATTCACCGGTGGGCAGTGGGCAGATATTCGTGCCGCGAAGAACTCCGGCCCGGTGGACATTCACGCTGACGTGAAGGTCTACGTCGGCAGCCGCGAAATTACCGACATCGTGCGTACGGAAGTCACGGCGCGCGAGGCATCGACGGCCTCAGCCGTCACCAACGGAAGGTGGGTCTGAATTGTCTGACGAGCCAGTACCAAGCGAGGCAGAGAGCGAGGGAGGCGGCGTGATCGTCCCGCCCATCGTCGACTACGAGCCGGAGCCTATCGAGCCTCTTCCTGACGCAGACCCTCCCGGCTCGGACATCGACCTCCCCCCCATCATCGACGGCCCGACGTATCCAGCCCCGGGGGATTGAGTAAATGGCACTCGCCGGAAATCTACTGCCCGCGAACGCGGAGAGCGCGGAGACTGACGGCTCCGCCTGGACGTCGCTCGTCAACGCAGGTGCTCCCTCGCGATCGTCGGGCGGCACGCTCGGGGACTACTGCCTGCGATGGGTGGCAACGGCTTCCGGCGATACCCAAGTAGGCCTGGCGTCGCGGGTAGCCGTGACGCCAGGTGCGGAGTACTGGGCATGCTCCAGCATCTACCCGCCCGCTGTCGGTGCCTCGTCGCGTATCGAGATCCGCTGGTACACGTCAGGCGGGACGCTGATCAGCACGACGCAGGGCCCTTCCGTATCGGCTCCGGTCGCCAACTGGCATCAGGTCGGAGCCTACGGAGCGGCGCCGGCGAATGCCGCGACGGCGAATGTCGTCCTCCGTGCGACGGCGACGGCCTCCGCGCAAAGCTGGTACGCAGACCGAGTCTTCCTCGGCGTCCCTTTCCGGGTGGCGGGGAATCTCTTCTCTTTCAACGCGGAGTCCATCGAGATCGACCGCTCCGGGTGGGGAGCTTCGTCGAACTGCGTACTCGGCGTCACCTCGTCGGCGTACTCCTACTACCAAGCGATGTCACTCACGTCGTCGGCAGCGGGTGCGTGCCTCGCTCGCTCCCTCGTCGACGAGGCCCCCGCCGTTACGGCGGGAACGGAGTACTACGCCGCAGTGCAGGTCTCACCCGGTACTGCATCTCTGGCCTTCGCTGTCCAGATCCGGTGGAGGGACGCGGCAGGTACCGAGATACAGACCGACGCCACCACGATCACCCCGCCCACGGGGCAGTGGACGCGCGTGACGGTCATCGCGACGGCTCCGGCAGGGGCCGTGACGGCGCGCGTAGGCCTGGCCCCGACGGCGACGGCCGCGGGGCAGACGTGGGCGCTGGACCGTCTCGTCCTGGCGCCCACATCGTCAGCGACCACAACGGGGAACCTGATCCCGTACGCAACCGCAGACATAGAGGTCGACGTCTCCGGGTGGACCGTAACGGCCGGTGCCATCGCTCAGAGCCGCGACGTCGTGCTGAGCGGCGGATACGCCCTGAAGGCCACGGCCGATGGCACCGCGGACATGGTCCTCACGATTACGCAACCGGTGGCTGGCATCACGCCGGAGCTAGGCTACGTCTTCACTCCGTGCGTCTACCGGTCCCCCGGTGTGACCCGGATCTATCAGACGCGCATGGAATGGCTGAACTCCGCTGGCGACGTCGTCCGAACTCGCTGGCAGTCCTGGGGAGGAGGCTCCGCGCAGTGGCTCGCAGGGTCGGCGGGAGATCTCGCGCCCGATGACGCTGCTTCGGTCCGCCTCTCAGTCATCGTCCCCGATGCTCCGGCCGGTGAGGTCTGGTACGTCGACCGCGTGCACTTCGGCATCGGCGGTCTCACTGTCCGTGCGGCTCCCATCGACGGTGCCGGAGCCGCAGCCGTTACCGTGCGCGGACTGTCGACGGGAGGACCAGGGTGGAAGTGGAGTCTGCTCCGGCTGGTAGCCGGGCGCCCGGATCAGCCCGTACGCGGATTCTCCGGTGACCTCGTCGCGCAGTCTGTCGGCGGGGACATCGTCGTCGCAGAGGACTACGAGGCGCCACTCGGCACTCCAGTCATGTGGCGTATCAAGCTCTACAACCCGACGGGCTCCGGCTCACTCACGTACCTGTCGGACGCCATCACCCTGCCTGCGGAGACTCTGGACGTCTGGCTCGTCGATCCTGTCCTACCAGCACGCAGCACTCACGCGACCGTCCAGACCCTTCCCGACTGGCAGGCAGCCGCGCGGCAGGGCGTGAACGACGTACGGGGCAGACGCGCGCCCGTCGTCATCAGCGACGTCCGCCAGTCACGAACGGGCTCTCTGGCGCTCATCACGCATACGTCCGACGAGCGTGACGACCTGTGGTGGGTCCTGTCGAGCGGCAATCCCTTGCTTATCAAATGGCCCCCTGCGTGGAGCGAGCAGGACGTCTATGTCTCCGTCGGAGAAGCCGGCGAAGCGCGCCTGACGGAGTACGCGGAGGTCTACGACCGGGCATGGACGCTGGCCCTGACGGAAGTCGACCGCCCGATCGGCGGACTTGTCGGCAGCGCTACCCGCACATGGCAAACCGTCCTCGACTCCGGCGAGTCGTGGGCCGTGGTCCTGGACGCCGCGGAGACGTGGCTCGACGTCTACACGGGGTGAGCTGATCATGTACGCCATATCCGACGCCTTCCGCCAGGCGCTCACGACGTCCCATCGCATCGTGACCCGCGTGGACGCCTACTACGGCGGGCAGCTCGTCGCGGCCGATCTGCCGATATCCGACGGCTCCGTGACCGTCGACCGCGGAAGCAAGACGCGCCGCTCCCTCTCCCTGACGGTGGCGGACGTCAAGTACCTGCCGTGGAATCCCGCGGACCCTCTCGCCGTCTACGGGCAGGAACTTCGTGTCCAGAGAGGAATTCAGTTCGCGTCCGGGCCAGAGATGGTGCCGCTCGGAACATTCCGAATAAACGAGCCTTCGGCCGATGTCCACGACGGCCCCGTAACCCTTACAGGGACGACGAGGGAATCCGCGATCATCGATGCCCTCTTCATGGTGCCGACGACAACCAAGGGATACGGCAACTGTGTCCAGGCCATCGAATTCCTGATTCGCCAAGTGATCCCAGACGCTCCTATCGAGAACCTGACAGGCCGCAACCCATCGTGTCCCGTGGCGACGTGGGATGCGGGCGCGGACCGGTGGGACGCCGTAACGAAGATCGCAACGGCCATGCGCGCGGAGATATTCGTCGATGCAATCGGCCGCTTCGTCATCGTCAATCAACCGGACCCGATCAACACCCCTGTTTCGTGGACGATCGCAGAAGGGGAAGGCGGAACGCTAATATCGGCAGCGCGGCAGATGACGCGTACAGGCGTCTTCAACGCTGTTGTCGTTTCCGGCGAAAACACCGCCTCTGACGCACTCCCTGTTTCCGGTGTTGCCTACGACAACGACCCCTCATCGCCGACGCGATGGGGCGGTCCGTACGGCAAGGTCCCGAAAATGTACACGTCGGCCCTCGTCGTGACGCAGGGAGATGCTAACGCTCTCGCGAATTACATGCTGACCGACCTGACGGCGCCGAACATTCAAACCTCAATCGACAGCCTCCCTAACCCTGCATTGGAAGCGGGGGACTGCGTAAAGGTCGAATACGCGAGGCGGAAAGAGCGGTTCATTGTCCAGTCGCTGACAATCCCGCTCACCGCGGAAGGGGATTTCAGCATCACCCTTCGCGGAGGTAAGGAGGACGTCGAAGAATGAGCAGGCTTGCCGATGCAGTACAGCGCACTGCCCAACGCACGGTGACGAACGAGGCCTCCGCGTGGATGCTCGCCACCGTGACAGCCGTGTACGCAGACGGCACCGTCGACGTCTCCACGGCCACAGGCCCCGTACCGACCGTCCGTCGCCTCCGCGGTTACGGGTCACCGCAGGTGGGGGACCGGGTGAAGGTCAGCCGCAGCCCCGCGGGGAACTGGCTCGCGGAGGGCGCCACGGCGAAGTCTGCGGACGAGTGGCAGCCCATCGCCCTCCGCGCCGGCTTCACGCTCAGCGGCACAGCGGGTGACCCTCCGCCCATGTGCCGACGCTCCCCTGACGGCATGGTGCAGCTCTCCGGAATTGTCGCGACGACTGGCCTTTCTACGTCGACAAGCGTCGTATTCGGAGACCTCCCGGAATCCGTCCGCCCTCTCTATCGAGGAGCCTGCCTAGGAGTTGGGGACGCAGCTTCCACGCGCATCTACATAAACACAGGCGGCGCGGTATCTGCTCGGCTCATCGTCGGTAGTAACCCCGCCTGGATTTCTCTAGATGGTGCCTCCTGTAGGTAGGCGGGCACCGTAGAACTCGTTTACCGGGAAGGACCCGCGCATGCCCAAGAATGACAATTACGGCCAAAACGTTCAGTATCCAACACTCGGCGACTCGCCAAACATCGAGGCAAACTTCCAAACGCTCGTAAACGGTATCGTTCCGCGTTGCGTTCTGCGTTTCGAGAACGCAGCAGTTCGCTCAACGCTACTCCTCGGGAGCTACTCTCCGAAGCCTGGGATGATCACCTATCTGTCGGGCGAGGACAGATACGACGCGCGAATGTCCGACGGGACGTGGCAGCCCATCACTCCGGGACCGTGGAAGCCTCTCGACCTGAAGTCGGGGTATTCCGTGCAGTCGGGCTCTCCGGGATATCGGGTGGTGAATGGAATAGTTCACCTCCGTGGTCGCATTCGCCGCACCAACGGCGGGCAGTTCTCGACGGGAACGGACTGGACCTTCGCAACCCTGCCATCCTCCGTTCGCCCGGAGACCGCGCAGTACTGGGTGACGCCCGTGGAGATGGGCGCCGGTATCTACTACGGCCGGACAGAACTCAGCCCCACCACAGGAGAGCTGATGGTGGTCACTCCGCCAGGGGCGTCGTCGACGACGAACGGCCTCAAATGGACGGGCCTCGACGGCATTACGTACGGCATCTGAGACACCACCGCACACCATCTTCGCCCCGCAGCGCCGGGGCTTTTTCTATGCCCTGGAGGGGATCACGTATGGGTGAGATCTGGATCAAGGAAGCGGAGCGACTGGGGGACGGCAGCATCGGGGGAGCGATGGACTCCCCCGGCGCCCCGGGCCGCGTCGTCTGGCACACGACGGAGAGCGGCCACGGGAACACGAGCTTCACGAACGTTTCGAAGTACCTTGTCAACATCATGGCGGAGCCCCACCTCCTCTACGACCCGACCACGGACCGGCTCGGTCAGTACGGCCCGCTGAACCAGTCGGCCCGCGCACTGCGGAATGACGGCCTGACGAGGACGAACCGGACGGGCAAGGTCTGCATCCAGATCGAGGTCTTGGCGCGCGCGGGGAAGCCCTTCACCGGTTACTGGAAGCCCGGCCCCAACTACCGCGCCCTCATGCGCGCAGTCCGCTCGTGGGGCGTCCCTGACGTCTGGCCGGCGGGCGCACTCGCCACGTCGTATAGCTCCGCGTCCCCGCGCAACCGGACGACCTGGGCGACGAAGGGCGGGCACTACGGGCACTGCAACATTCCGGGGAATGATCACTGGGACCCGGGGAACATCGACAAGAGCGCCATCTTCCGTGCCGCCCCGCGGACGTCCCTCCCCACCGTCTCCCTCGCGGCCGTGGTCTACGGGGCCACGCACTCCGCGGCCGACGAGAAGCGGCACCCGACGTACAAGGACGACGTCGAGCGACTCCAGTCCGCGCTAGTGGCTAACGGTCGCCTGAAGCCGGGCACCTTCGTGAAGGGCGTCTTCGACGTCCCCACCAAAACGGCCTACGCAGCGGAGCAGCGCGCACAGGGTTACTCCGGAAAGGACGCGGATGGCGTCCCCGGGCCCACGTCGCTGAAGGCCCTGGGCGCCAAGCGCGGATTCCGAGTGGTCGCGTGAGCGTTGAACTCGTCATCGCACTGATCACGGCCGTATCCGTCCTGGGTGCGGCCGTGATCGCGGCTGTACCGGCGCTCGTCTCTCTCCGACGTCGGACAGTGGGGGCCGTGACGGCAGAGGGAGAGTCAACCCGGGACGCCGTGACGGAGGCGGTAGGGGCACTCGGGAGTCGCCTGGACGCGCGCATCGACGACGTCCGCGACGACATCGACGATCTGCGGGAGGACGTCGCACGGGTCCGCGAGTGGCAGGCAGGGCACGACGCGGAGCATCTGCTCCTCGGTGGCCGGCCTCCCGCCGATCCGTCTTAAAAATCTTGGGCCGCAGCGTCACATCTGCTGAAAATCACGCCACTACCTCAGTAGGACGTCGAGAGAGGAGCGGCATGGACAACATCGGCATCTTGGGGCGCGCGCAGGCGGGCAAGGACACGACGGGAGCGTGGTTCGTCGAGCGCGGGTACGCGCGCGTAGCATTCGCGGACCCGCTGAAGGACGCAGCGCTGAAGATGGACCCGATCGTCGGTACGACGGAGTACGGGGACTACACCGTCGACATGTCCAGCGTCGTATCCGATCTCGGATGGGAGGGGGCGAAGGATGCCCGCCCCGAAGTTCGTCGCATCCTCCAGGAACTCGGCGCAGCCGTCCGCGCCATCGACGAAGACTTCTGGCTCCGCGCCGCCATGAAGAAGGTGGTGGAGGCCAACGAAGAGGGGCGTCCCGTCGTCATCACGGACGTCCGCTACCCCAACGAATCCGCCTCCCTCGCGCGGGCCGGCTTCCAGCTCCTCCACATCGACCGTCCCGGCATCCCGCATCTTACGCACGAGTCGGAGTGCGCACTCGGACCGGAGGACGCTCACCTCCTGGTGCTCAACGACGGCACCCAAGAGGACCTCTACGCCCGCCTCGCCATCATCTGGGACGAGGTGGCCGCACGGTCCGACGCCCGACAGCTCCTGTCCCACTCTTGACGAGAGGCATTGACGCATGCAGATCTACGACTACCTCAGTGACCTCACCCTGCGCGCGTACTGCCGCCTCCAGGTCTTCGCCGCGCAGGAGCCGGTACGCCTCCGCGCGGCTCTGACGTCACTCTTCATGGCGGGGGCGCTCTTCATCCCGGCTCTGGCGTCCGGTGACGTCGCGCAGTCCCTGGGAACCCTGGGTGCCGTCGTCCTGCCGATTCTCGTCGGCGAATCGACCCGTGCGAAGGTCTCCCCACAGCCATAAGGACTAGACCACTGAAGCCCCCGCCCTCCTGACCTGGGAGGACGGGGGCTTTCTGCGTTTTAGAGGGGTCGCGTGAACCGGTTGACGCTCGAAGGTCTACCCTGAACTTAGCGCAGGCTTAACTAACCGCAAGTTGTGCTGGCCGACATATGGCCCCTACGCTCGCCGTATGCCGACCTCACCCGGCCCTCTGCTTCAGGCGCTCACAGACATGTGGGCACGACTACGCAGGGAAGTGCCAGACCTACCCCCCATACACCCCGCTGTATCAGCCACGCCGACACGTCTGGACCACGGACACGAGCGGTGGACGACCGCAGAAGACGGCACCGTCAGCGGCCTCGTCGTCAGTGCTGCCTGTCTCGACGACGGTCCGGGGGCTGTCGTCGAATACATGCTCCACGAGGCCGCACACATTCTGTGCTGGCAGCGAGGGATCTCCGAGACGACCATGCGCGGCGTGTACCACAATCAAAGCTTCCTAGCAGCCGCGGAGGAGGTGGGGCTCGAATGGCCGCCGGGACGAGCGCGTATCCAGGGACGCGGGTACGACAGCCCCCGCATGTGCAAGCTGACGGAGAAGCGCCATGCCGCGGACATCGCCGCTTTAGAGGATGCCATCCCCATCGTGCGCCCTCACCTCCACCTACCGTCGCAGCCGTCCTCCTCGACGCGCCCTGACCGGCAGACGCTCCAGTGCGAATGCACCCCGCCACGGAAGATGAGGATGAGCCCCACCGTCGCGCAGAAAGCCCCCGTTCTGTGCGGCGCATGTAAGGCGGAGTTCCGCCCCACCCCCTGACCCGACGTCAGGAGTCCCTACCGTGGAGCAGGCATTTACGCTAGCCTGCTCCACGGTGCCTACCCCCACGGTTCCAGGATGGAGCGTTAGACGTGTCTGGCAAGGAAGTCGCGAAGCGGGATAGTGCAGAGGTGGACCCCCGCACTCTCGCAGCCGAGGCCCGTAAGGCTGACGTCCTGGAGCTTGAAGACATCCTCGACGAGGGGGAAGAGCTTCTGGCGGCACGGGGTGCGGCGTACGCGAGGGAGCACAAGCGGATTGAGGGTGTACAGGTCTCCCTCGTAAAGAACCTGGCCACGGTCTGTATCGCTCTCCGCCACCACCATGACGACTACCGTGGTAATTCGCGCGCCTACCGTGACGTCGTCACGGAGATGTACAACCGCGCAGGCCTGACCGGCGACGAGCGAGAGCGTATGACACAGCGGGTCCGGTACCACATCGGTAACGGACTGCGACGCTTCCTCACCCCGCGCGAGTTGACATCCGTTAACTTGCTACCTGAGTCACCCCTAGAGCGCAACCAGGACGCTCGGGCCACCAACCAAGTCATGCTTAAGGCTCTCCGTACGTCGGCCGACGCGGAGAGGGTGCCGGAGCAGGCGAAGCCGTCCAAGCGCGCGCCGGCCAAGGGGGTGGTGGACACCGAGCGGGTTGAGACGGTACAGCGCACCCTCCTCGGACGTGAGCTGAAAGCCACGGCCGACAGCCTCCGCCTCGCCCATGCTGCGCAGGAACTCGTCTCGCAGCTCTCCGACGACTCCATCGGCGACATGACCGACGGGCAGCGTTCCAAGCTCGACGAGGAGCTGAAGACCCTGGAGTCCCGGGTCCGACAGCTCCGACGCAAGCTGAAGGCCGCGCCGAAGGGCTGACCTGCCACGTCGGTCCGCGTCCTCCCCGTCCCGGCCAAACCTGCGGTCAAACTGCCAAACTAACCACCCTTTTCACTTTCTCTCTAACGCGCGTCGGAAGAAAGTTAAAAGAGAGGTTAGTTTGGCAGTTTGGCATGCAGTCTGACCCGGGCGAGGCGGACGACGAAGAACCTGAAAGATCTTGGCGCTGGAGCGTCACATCCGCCGCTGATCACGCCACTACTCCTATGTACCCACCTACATAGGAGAGCGCATGGCAGGACTGAGCACACTCACGCGCGGCGGCAGCCGCTTCTACGTCCATCCCGACGATGGTGCGATCAAGGTCCCTGGTGTGACGACAGTCGTCGGTCAGCTTCCGAAGGACTTCCTGACCTTCTGGGCGGCGAAGACGGCCGCGGAGGCAGCCGTCAACAACTGGGACTTGATCAGCCAGTTGATCAAGCGGGACCCCGCAGGCGCGATCGACTTCCTGAAGAACGCGCACAGGCGCGAGTCGAAGGCTGCCGCGGATCTCGGTTCGGCCGCTCACGACCTCTTCGAGCGTCTGTGCCGTGGCGAGACGATCAACCCCCGTCACGTGCACGTCGACGTGAAGAAGCACGTCGCCCACTTCGCCGAGTTCCTCCAGGTCACGCAGCCTGAATTTGTCCACCTGGAGGAATGCGTCTGGAGCGACGAGCACGAGTACGCCGGCAGCTTCGACGCCATAGCCGTCATCGACGGCGAGACCGTAATTCTGGACTGGAAGACGTCGAAGTCGGTCTATGACTCCGTCGCTCTTCAGCTCTCTGCCTACCGCTACGCGGACCGCATCATCCTCGCGGGGACGGGGGAGTCAATCCCGGTACCGGACATCACGGGCGGAGCCGTCCTCCACGTCCGCGCGGAGGGCTGGAAACTCGTCCCGGTCGAGTGCGGAGAGAAGGTGTTCGACGTCTTCAAGGCCCTCCGGCAGGTCTTCGACTGGGAGCGCACGGGCAAGCGCGGGGTCGTCGGCCGCCCGGTCGCCCACGGCGGGGAGATGGAGACGGGGACGCAGAGGAGGGCGGCATGAGCGACATCCACGAGCTGTGGGCCACGGTCAACACCGATGCGTACGTCGACTATTACGACAGCACCGACAAGGAGATTCCGGCACCCGTCGCCGACCTCCTCGGCGCGCTCGTTGCGGAAGCGCACCGGCAGGCGGCAGCGATCCAGAACCTCCGCGAACTCATGGCCATGAGCGGGCCGTCACCAGAGTCCGCCCCCATGTCCCGGCCCGACGCACTGAAGGCCGCGCGGGAGCATGTGGAAGCGATGTCCACCAACTCCCGCGGCTACCAGGACGGCGTGAGACTCGGTGACAAGGTTGCGGCTGTTGACCGCTTCGCACGATTCCTGATGGGGGAGAGCGAATGACCACCGTGCCCAAGTCCCTGTCCCAGATTCGCCAGGAGCACCGCGAGGAGGAGCAGCGCGCGGCCTTTGTCGACGCGTGCGTCCGTCTGACAGCGACGGTGGCCCTCCTGCCGCTGTACGCCTGGCTTCTCATGCTTGTACTCGGCGCACTCCACGTCGCCGGCCTCCCCGTGGTGGCCGTCGGGTACGGCACGTCGGTCCTGCTCGTCATCGGCTACGACCTCGTGGCGTCGGCCCTCGTCGCACTGGTCAAGCGGCTGCGCAAGTAGAACAAGCGCGAACCACACATGCGGGGCGTCCACTGCGGGCGCCCCGCTTCGCATGCACACGGAGGAGAGAAGATGCACGAGTTCCGCGAGTGGCCCAAGACGCCGAGACTGTTCCGCGACGTCGTGATCACGGAGAAGATCGACGGGACGAACAGCGCGATCCATATCACGCCGGTTGCGGGCTGGGAGGCGGGGCTCATCGCGTCGGTTCCCGGCGACAACAGCCTTCACGTGGTCGACGTCGACGGCGTGAAGTGGGCGCTCACTGCGCAGTCCCGGAGGCGCATCATCACGCCGGGCAAGACGACCGACAACTACGGCTTCGCCGGTTGGGTCAGCGAGCACGCCGAGGACCTGGTCCGCATCCTGGGTGAAGGCCTTCACTACGGCGAGTGGTGGGGGAAGGGCATCCAGCGCGGGTACGGGCTCGACGAGCGACACTTCAGCCTCTTCAACACTGCGCGCTGGGAGGCGGTCGACGAGAGCGGTACCTCGATGCGCGACCGTGCCGGTCAGTCGGACATCGTCGATCAGATCGACGTCGTTCCCACGCTGTACGTCGGTCCTTTCAGTGAGTCCGTGATCTGGCAGATCGTCGACGACCTCCGTACCTACGGCTCCGTGGCGGCACCCGACTTCGACAACCCGGAGGGTGTCTGCGTATTCCACACGGCCAACCGCCAGGTCTGGAAGGTGACGACCGATGTGCCCGCGAGCAACCCGCACAGTCTCGATGTCCGTCGCGACGCGGGTAAGTGGGAGGCAGCGTGAACCGGTTCACGCTTCCCGCATGGTGGGTGCTGTCCGTCTGCCTGCTCGCGCTCAGCGTCGTCGTTCTGGTGTCCTGCGGGCCGTGGAGTCCACCCGCCTCGACGTCCGTAGAGATCGACGTCGACCGCCCCAAGCAGCCGAAGGTGAAGGCGCCGTCTGCCCCAAAGCCCGCGGCTCCGAAGAGCGTGACGAGGAGGAGGTAGCACCGCGTGCCCTCCGAGGAGGAGATGCGCAGCCCTGATTGGTGCTGGACCCACGGATGCCACCGGAACCAGTGCCCCGTCCCGCAGGAGTAGCACCAACCACGCTCGTACTGCCCCCGGTTGCTTCGGCGCCGGGGGCTTTCGGCGTAGAAGCACACGAGAGGAGAGCCCATGCAGGAGACCCCGGGACAGCGAGAGCTGCGGTACTGGATCGGCCGCTCGACCGACTCCGCAGACGCTGAGCGGTACGCCGACGCACTTTACGCCAGAATCGCCAAGGAAGCCGTCGACGTGGAGCACACCAAGCAGCGTGCGGAGGCTACAAACGCATCGCTCGTCGACGAGTACCGCGGGGAGGTCTACGCCTGCCGTGCGGTGCTGCGGACGCTCATGACCTTTACCGGGGGGCGTGAGGACGACACCGCCCGCCGCATCTACGCCACCATCGCGCGCTTCAACCTCGGGGAAATGTTCCGTCCCGGGGGCGCCGCGGACCGCTACCTGATCCCCGTCGAACTGCGCGAAGAGGAGACCTCGTCATGATCAACGGCGGACACATCACCCACACGGCCGACGGCTCGTCGGTCACCATCCGGCGCCGGGGCCTGGAGTACGACCTCGAAACGCGAAACGCACGCGGAGAGACCGTCGCGACGGTGGTCATGGGCCGTCATGACCTGGACGAGCTGCTCGACCGGATTGAGGAGGCCCGATGAAGCCACGCACTGTGGAGGAGGAGCGCGCCTCCATCCACCTGGAGCTGGACCGGATGTACGAGGGCTACGACGGGTTGTCGGAGATGCTCGACGACCTCCTCCGGGCGCACGCGCATGAACTGGCGGAGAAGATCCGAGCGATCTGCCACGGCGCCTACGACCCTGGCGCGCCGGGGGTGGACCAGGTCGGAGGCATGGTCGCGGCAGACCTGATCGACCCGGAGGTGATCCGGTGAGCGCATGGTCTGAGATCGTCAGCCACGATGACTCCGCGGAGTGGCTGGCGCTATGCAGCCGTGCACGGGAGGAAGTGCAGCGGGAGACGTCGCGGAAGAACGCCGCTGTACAGCGCAATAGGAACGCGTCTTTCCGCTCCCGGTTCGGGCGGGACATTTCGGCGCCGCTCGTCATTGCGCTGATCGACCCGGAGGTGACGACCTGATGCACATCGGACGCTCCTTCGACGGAGGCGGCCACCTCGAAGCTTCCTGCCCCTGCCCGCTCGAACCCTGCGGCCTCGTCGACACGGAGAAGGTTGTTGACGAGTGCGAGCAGCACCCGCCGGCCCGGTGCAGGACGATGCGCACGGGGCACCCCGCGGACGACTGTCCCGGCGTGAGGCGTGATGTCGTCGTGGCCGTCGGCAAGACGAAGGCAGCGCGGGACGAAGTCCTCGAAGCTGCGGCAATGGAGACGCTGCCAGGCTACTTCAACGCATCGTTACTTGGTGCGCTCGACGACTACCGCGCGGCCGTGGAGCACGAAGCCGCGGAGCGTATTCGCAACTCTGACCGGCTCCGTGACTACACCGACGACCACATGAGCGACTGCAACATGGCGGCCGACGAGATCGACCCGGAGGTGACGACGTGAGGTACATCGACCGTGACGGCGACACATGGGAGACCTACGGCGACGGCAGTGAACTCCACTGCGTCGCACGGGCCGACGGCACAACCGCGGGGGGCGTCCTGTCCCGGATCGAAGTAGAGGACGAGTTCGGACCCCTCATCCCACTCGACGGCGAGGAGCCCCAGGAAGCCCCCTCTCAGCCTCTCCCGACGGTCGAAGGAGTAATGACTCGCGCGACCGTCTTCCAGGCCGCCCATGCCCTCGTGAAGGGGCTTGAGTGGGGCGAGCCGGCGACTGTGTACGACGTCCTTCAAGTGACGAAGTGGCTGGAGGCAGAGGGATGACATCGCACCGAGAGCGCCAGGAGCGCATCCTCGACGACATCCGGCGCGAACGGGCAGCGCAGGACGCGATCTTCGGTGTCCAGGATCTTCCGAACGGAACAGGCATCACCGGCGACAGGGAGCGTGCCAACCGTGCGCGGGCGGTATGTGACCACCTCTTCGAGCGCGGAGAGGGCACCTACCGGGACGTCTTCTACGAAGAGGTCATGGAGGCCCTGGCGGAGGACGACCCCGACAAGCTCCGCGCGGAGTTGGTCCAGGCCGTCGCCGTCGGCGTGAAGTGGCTGGAGGCCATCGACAGGGCTGCGGAGGCGGGCGTATGAGCATGGCTGACCTCGTCGTAGCGGGCGCGCCGGAGCTGCCGGAGGGGTGGTTCTACAGGGTCGTCTCTGACGGCTTCTTCGGCCTGAAGGTTGAGGTCCGGGAGCGTCGCAAGAGGTTCGGGTCCCGAGTCATCAACTACGCCTATGTGCGCACCGACGAGCCGGACGGACTGACAGCCGTTGTTGCTTCCTGCCGTCACGCGGTGAAGCGGATAGACGAGGCCGACCGGGAGTGGCGCAACCGGCGCGACGCGGCGAAATACCTAGGAGACCACGACCCGAAGGGACGCAAGTGATGTACGGACAGCAGACCCCTCCGACAGCCGCGGAGCTGAAGGCGCAGATCACCACGGCCATGCTCGACATGGCGGGCGTGCTGGAGCCTGTCTACGACGCCGCTGACGGCATGCGCAGGGATCTGGAATCGCGTGGATGGTCGCCGACGCAGGCGGAGCAGTCGGCCGGAGCGTGGCTGACTGCGACGCTTGCGACGCTCGCGAGCGGTGGACGATGACCTACACCCTCGCCGACGCCATCCGTGACGAGTTCGAGCGCAAGCATCCGCGCGGGAAGGACACGCTCTTCTGCGACCAGTGCCGACGTCGCAAGGATCGTGAGGACTTCCGCGAGACGCCATGGCACGGACGTGCAGCTCAGTGCATTGCCTGTGAGCGGTTCCGGTGGATTGACCACCTGTATGAGCGAGAGAGGTGGCTCCTGGCGCAGGAGCGCGAGCGGACGAGGATGCTGCGACGGTATGTTCACCTGCTTCGGCTCGCCCACTTTCCCCAGCGCTACGTCATGGGTCATTCGTCGGCCGACACCTTCGCCGCGTACCACCAGCCCTACTACGACGCCATGGATCGGGCGCAGCAGCGTTGGGCGACTGCGTGGGCGACGGCGCTGGACCCGGAGGCGTTCGAGCGCCCGAAGCCGACGATCAAGCAGCGCGCGACGCGCACACGACTCACGAAGGAGAACCGATGACCCCGACACTTGCCCGCATGCTCTTTGAGACGTGGGCCGCACAGTACGACCCGAAGGCGGACGTCAGCTTCGTCCGGCAGCAGCACGGGATGCTGGCCATCATGCGCCCGCACCTGTACCCGCCCGTGGTCCCGGAGAGCCTCCGCGGGCCGAAGTGGGGGCAGCGATGACGGACAGCGACGGCCTGACCGACGAGGTTCAGGACATGGCCCTTGACACTCTGGCGGAGTGGCTTCCTGGCTACACGTATCCGGAAACCGGACCGCAGCAGAAGATCACTCATGAGGCCACGGCGGACGACGGTCGGTACATCGACGTTCGTACAGAGACGGTGGGTGCCTACCCGTCAGACGCCCGGACTTTCCGTGTGTGGGTGGAAGTGGAGGAGTTGTGATCCCGCAACCAGGCGACTTCGCCCTGACCCGCATCAAAGGCCTGACCGGCGCCGCCATATCCATCGGTCAGGCCCTCGTGGGCGACGCTGCTCCCGTTCAGCACGCGTACGTCTACGTCGGCAACGGCCACATCGTCCAAGCCATGCCCGGCGGGGCGGAGAAGGTCCGGCTCGACGACGCGTCAGTGCCCGTGGTCTGGTCGACGGGCCGCCTCGACCTGACGGCCGCGGAGCGGGTGCGCATCTGCTACGAGGCCCGTGCGCTCGTCGGTACGCCGTACAGCTTCCTCGACTACGCGTCGATAGGTCTCGCGCACTGGCGCATCAGGCCGGCGTGGCTGCGGGACTACGTGGCCGACTCGGGACACATGATCTGCTCGCAGCTCGTCGACGAGGTTTATCGGCGGGCGGGAGTGCGTCTCTTCGACGACAACCGGATTCCGGGGGACGTCACGCCCGGGGACCTGTGGAACATGCTGCGCCCGAAGCGTGTGACGTCGACGGACCGACAGTTGGGGAGGCTGGCGTATGGCTGACGAGCGGCCCCGGGAGGAGCGCGTCGAGCGCATATACGACGGCTGGAGCGCGTGGGCGATGGCGGAGAAGTTCGTAGAGCTGGAGGAAGAGGTGGAAGCGGCGGCCAGCGTGGAGAGTGACCGACTCGCCTCCCTGGAGGCGCGGGACGCGGAGATCGAGCGCCTGAAGCGGGACCTCCGTCTCTCGGAAGCGAAGGTGGGCGGAGCGGCTCTCTACGTGGACCGCGTGAACGCCCGTGTGGTCATGCTGGAGAACGTCGTGGACGCGTACGACGGCATCCACGGGGAGCGCGACCGCTACCGGCTCGCCTGGCTCTCCGCCCGCCGACGCGCGGCCGACGAGGCGAACTTCGGCGCGGAGGCCCTGGCCCTTCGGGACGAGGAGATCACACGTCTCCGCGGCTCACAGAAAGAAGCGTGAATCGGTTCATGCTTCAGCGTCACATCTGGCCGCGATCACGCCACTACATAGGTGTAGGGCCGAAGCGCCCGACCACCTCACACGACCTGCCACCTACGGAAGGCACACACGCATGGGCAACCACCTTCGTAAGATCTGGGACGCCGACCCCGACGCAGCTCCTAAGGAACGCAACAACTTCGCCGATGACATCGTCGGCCGCTTCCGCTCCGGCCGCCTCGTCACCATGGGCGGTAAGGACGTCCCCGAGAGCCTGAACGAGTGGCGCGTGACGACCGGTGACCCCATCGTCGCCGCCACGATTGCGGAGCTGCTCGGAGGCACTCCGGAGGAGTGGGAGACGGACAAGGAGGACAACCTCGAAGTCCTGACGGACGCCTCCACCGTCGCCATCATCATCGAGCCGGACGGCGTGGACGCTTCGTTCAAGCAGTTCGTCCCGGGCGCAGGCCTGACGCACCACTGCGACGGCTTCGAGTACCTCTCCCCGGAAGAGGACAAGGGCACTGCGTGCGGCTGCCCCACGCTGATCGCGGAGCGGAAGTTGAAGGCGCAGCAGATGCGGGGCCCGAAGCCGAGCGTCGACGTGAAGTTCCGCCTGGCCGACGCGCCGGAGTCGGGCATCTTCCGCTTCAACAGCGGCTCGTGGAAGCTCGTGGAGGCTCTCGCCCCCCTCTTCCGCGCGCTCGATGAGTACGGCAACAGCAGCGACGAGGACGGCACACCGGGGCAGCCCGTACGCGCAACACTCACGATCGAGAACGTGTCCTTCGTCCCCCAGAAGGGCCCGCGGGCGGGACAGGAAGTCTCGTACAACAAGCCCGTGATCAAGATCCTCGGTGCAGCGACGGCGCCGGAGCTGAACGAGCTGTCGGCCGCAGCCTGACCGGTCACCCACACGCGCCCGACCCCTTCCCGATTCCGGCGGGAGGGGGCGGGCGCGCAGTCACGAGTCTACGCACACGGAGGAGAGATGGCTCTGTTTCTGGTGTCCCGCACGGACGGCGGGGGCTACGACGAGTATGACGCGATCGTCGTCCGCGCGGGTGATGAGGCGACGGCGCTGAAGATCGCGACGAACGGCAAGCAGAGGGAAAAGCTGGACGGCTCCTTCTGGGACCCCGATTTCCCCGGATTCGAGAGGGACGGCTCGAATCTCACCGTCGAGAAGCTGGCAAGTCGGGGCCCGCAAGACGTCCTCATCACGTCCTATAACGCGGGGTAGCCCATGCCGATCCTGGAACTCTGCGCCGGTTATGGCGGACTTGGGATCGCGGTTGAAGCCCTGACGGGCGACAAGGTCACAGTAGTCGCGGAAGTCCACGGCGCAGCCTGCCGCGTCATGGCGCACCGATTCCCCGATGCTCCGAATATCGGCGACGTCCGGTATCAAACGTGGGGCGTCCTGCTCGGTGAAGGAATCGACAAGCTGACGGCGGGATTCCCCTGCCAGGACATTTCCAATGCGGGCAAGAGGGAGGGAATCAAAGGTGCCCGAAGTGGAATCTGGTTCAACATCGCTGAGGCCATACGGATTCTTCGACCGCGACACGTCTACCTGGAGAACGTCGGAGCACTCCGAAATCGGGGACAAGCAGCAGTGCTCACATCGCTTCACGAGATCGGGTATGACGCGGCGTGGACAACTCTTCGAGCTTCCGACATTGGCGCCCCGCACCATCGCGACAGGTGGTTCTGCGTGGCCACACCTGCCCACGCCGACGGTAGCTGATGCTTACCGCGGACCGGACTACGCGAAGCGCGACCGCAAGGGAAGCGGCGGGGACGACCTCGTGACGGCCGTGTGCCGCCTCTTCCCGCGGGACAAAGCCGAGAAGCTCTTCAAAACGCCGACGGCGAATCTCGCGAACAACGGCAGCGCGCAGCACCCCGACAAGCGCAAGGCGGGTGGGCACGGGCCGACGCTGGAGGACGAAGTCTGTTTCCTCCTCAACGTCGACCCGGACGACGAGCAGCCGGACGACGGCCCGCATTCGCCGGCTGAGTGGTGGGGTGAGTTCGCCAGGGCCGTTTACCGGTGGGAGTGCATTCGCGGAACTGCCGCGCCTGTCCCCATTGTCCGGGGGCCGCGCGGGGGACTGAAACTCGCGCCCAAGTTCGCGGAATGGCTCATGGGCCTCGAACCGGGATGGGTTACCGATGTCCCGGGGCTCTCGCACAAAGAGCAGCTAGGGCGAATCGGAAACGGCGTGGTGCCGCATCAGGCCCTGCACGCCTTCCGCCACCTCACACAGCAGATCGAGCACAAGCCGTACACGGAGGAGAGCAGCAGTGGCGACAGCTGAGAAGAGCACGGTAGAGCGCGTGGTGACGGAGGAGGGCTTCGTCCTTCACCTGAGCACCGCGGAAGCGGAGACCCTTGTCGCCGTCTTGGCGCACGTGGGCGGAGATCCGGAGGAGAGCCCGCGAGGGGACGCGGAGCGGGTGCTCAACGCGCTCCGCGATTCAGGGGTGCGGAACTTCTATCCGAAGCACACCGACCACCCGAGCAGGCTCGCGCACGGTTCCATCACCTTCGACGACTACGCGACGGAGGCCTGACATGGGCAAGGCGAGGCTCACCGACTTCACGGGCGCGGAGATCCGCCCCGGGGTAGTCATCGCGTACCCGACGAGGCAAGGGAACGTGGTCCGCAACAGCGAGGCCGTCGTCCTGGAGACGCTGAGCGACCGCTCCACGGGCCGTGTCGTCCCCATGCTGAAGGTGAAGCCGACGGGCAGGGACAGCGGGTTCATTTCGCGCAAGACACTCGCGGTGCAGTCCGTCGCCGCCAAGCACGTCGTAGTGATCGCCGACACGAACCAGGGGGAGAGCAAATGACGGAGACGAAGACGTTCGAGGTAGGGCAGAAGGTCGAGTTCCGCGGCAAGGAAGTGGAGATCTCCTACGGCCCGTTCACGAGTCCGCTCGGGTTCTCCTGGTGTGTCTTGCGGCGAGCTGACGGCCGCGAGGAGACGGGGCGGATGACCGACCTGAAGGCCATCCCCGAGCCGCCGACGTTCGCCGTCGGCGACAAGGTGACGTCGTCGCCGTACGTCGGCGCCCTCGTTGCGGGCCCGTTCACCCATGCATTCGACGGTGACCCGTTCTGGGTGATGGAGGTGGACGGCAAGCACCGCACCCCGCGCGAGCGCACGCTCACGAAGGTCATGCCCCCGGAGATCAAGATCGGTGACAAGGTCCGCATCATCCGCGCGGAGTACGCGGAGCGCACACACGGGAAGATCGGCACGGTCACCCGGACTGACTGCTCGTGGCGGGAGTGGGTGGGTGATCGGCATCCGTACGAGGTCGACATCGAGGGCGAAGGCACAGTCTGGGTCGCGGAGCTGGAGCGCGTCGACGTGGAGGACTCGGCGAGCGATCCCGTGAAGGTCGGTGACGTGGTCCGCATCCTGGAGGACAACGCCTTCCGCGCCGACGTCAAGGCCGGGGACCTCTTCGTCGTGCAGGAGACCTTCCGCAGCACGTGGGCCGACGAGGACCGGATCAGGGTCGAAACACATCCTGGCTCGCGTATGGAGCGCTGGACCTTCCGACCGCAGGATTTCGAGAAGGTCCCGGCCGACGAGGTGGAGGTCCACGAGGGCGTGGTCTACGACCTGTCGGCCCGGTACCGAGACAAGGACGGCGACGTCTGGAGCTTCTGCCGCATCGCTGACGAGGTTCGCGGTGAGTGCTCCAGTGCGGACCGGGACTCTTCCTACCGCATCACGAAGTACAGCGACACCCTCTCGTACGCCGTGGAGACCTTCGGCCCTCTGACCCGCATCTGACCCACCCCGCAGCCCCCGGTGACTTCGGTCCCGGGGGCTTTGGGCGTAGGAGGAGAGAGGGGAGAGGGTATGGCGAAGAGCATTGATGAGCACGCTGCCGCCATTGAGGCAGCGGTTTGGGCAGCCCGTGCTGATGGCTTCGAGCTAACGGACGACGATGGCGAAGTCATCTGGCGTGCTGAGCTGTGGGAGTTCCGGGAGGGGCAGATCACGGATGACTTCCGCTTGGTTCGTATGCCGACTGAGAGCCTGGAGGACGCATGAGCGCCTTCCACGTCATCGACGACGCCAACGTCCCCGCCCTGGGTGACGTCCGCGACGCCGGCCCGGGGGATCTGGTCTACGTCCGCCCCGCAGCGACGATCCGGAGCGACTTCTCGAAGTACTGGGAAGCCGCGGGGGTCGCGCTCGCGCGGGGAGCGCAGGTGGTTGTGATGAACAGAGAGGAGGGCTGATGGCGACCAACGGCGAACTGAACGACCTGGAGCAATGGCGCTCCATCGTCGAGTACCAGCAGCGGAAGCCGAACCCCGCCCGCACATGGGAGAACCGCTACGAAGTTCCGGCATACCTCGACGAGTGGGATGACGAGGTTCGTACTGACACCCGCGGCCCGTACCAGACGGCGGAGAACGCTCGACGTCAGGCGAGTCGTGACGCGAAAGCGCGCGAAGCCCGCGGGTGGGGGTGGATGCAGCCTGGCGAACGCATACCCACGGAGCGCGTCCTACGCGTGGCCATCGAGCGAACCACGCTCGCATGGGAAGAGGTCGACGTGCGAGACCCCGAGACAGGGAAGTGGGGGAGCTAATGGCCCGACGTCTCGTCAGCGACGATCAGCCGATGTTCCGCGTCCTCGTCGTCCAGCGTCAGCGGCGTGACAACCCGGACTGGGAACGGGGCAACGTCGGCTCCCCTCGGTTTCTCTGGGACGGCCCGGAGTACACGACGGCGTACGGCCCGTACAACAGCATCGGTGCTGCACGTGGGCAACTCACCTTCCACACCGTAGACGCGTACGGAGAGCCGCGGAACGGCGTGGTCGGAGGCAGGATTCAGCGAGCGCACACGACGTGGGAGGACGTGGCATGACCGAACTCGACCCCGAGCGTCTCGACAGAGCGCTTCGCGCGTACGTGTCGGAGCTGGACTACGACATTCACAAGGGCGTTCAGTGTGGCGAGGAGGACGGCCTCGACCGGTACCCGCAGGAGGTCGAGTTCTTCCTCCAATGTTGGGAGGACGCTGCATGAGCAACCCCAGCAAGGCTAAGGGCACATCCTGGGAGTCGGCCTTCGTCGCCTACCTCCGCGAGCACCACAACCCGGGCGCGCACCGCAACGTACAGATGGGCGCGAAGGACATCGGCGACGTTGCCGGCTACTACCTCCACGCCGTGGAAGCGAAGGCGGAGAAGACGATCACGCTCGCCACGTACATCGAGCAAGCCAACCGCGAATCGGTTCACGCTCAACAGCCGTTCGGCTGCGCCGTGGTGAAGCGGCGGATGAAGGGCACCGCGGACGGCTACGTCGTGCGCGACGTCAGGACGGACGTGCGGCTGATGAACCGGCTCCGTGACATGGAGGAGGCCCTCCGCGCGGCAGCTCCGGCGGCGTACGCGCTCATCGACAGGCAGCACCGGGAGGCAGCGTGACCGAGTACATCAGCTTCGTCCCCTTCAGGCGTGAGGAGTGGAAGGCGCACCCCTCGAAGCGAGCGGTCCGCCAGGCCATCGCGTACGACAAGGGACGTGGCGATCTGCGGATCTTCTCGCGCGGCGTGTCTGGCACAGGGGCCATCTTCTTCCTGGAGGTGTCGCGGGACGACTGGGAAGCGCTGTTCAGCGGCTGAATCGCGAAACATCAACGCGAGGGGCGTCCTCCGGGGCGCCCCTTCGGCGTGGACAACAGCAGAGAGAGGGGAGAGACCTTGCGACTGTCCGACATCCTGGGACGACTGGACGGCGTGGAGGAGGACCACGACGGGCACTTGGCCCTGTGCCCCGCGCACCGCGACCGAGCGCATCCGTCGCTGAAACTGACGCTGAAGGAGGACGGGAAGCTCCTGCTCGTCTGCCGCACCGGGTGCGCGAAGCCGGAGATCCTGGAGAAGATGCGCGTCAGGGAGTCCGACCTCTTCGACGTCGTGAACGATCTCGGCGCCCGCACCGTGAGTAGCATGGCCCCGGAGTCCGTCGGTGTGGCGGAGATCGCGGCTCTGCGGATGGCCATCGACCGGTGGACCGAAGATCTCAGGGACGAGCATTCTGACCCGCAGGACTTCTTCGAGCACGCGCGCCGCTACGTGGCAGACCGGTTCGGCCTCACGTCTGAGCAGTGCGCAGACCTGGGTGTCGGACTGACAACCCCCGCGGAGCCGTCAAAGCCGTGGTTGTCTCGATCCTTCACGCGATACCCGCGGATCACTGTCCCGCTCTACGGCTTCGACGGCGTGGCTCGTGGACTCCAGGGACGTGACCTGTTCGGCAAGTGCCCCGCCCGGTGGGTCTCCCTGACCAACGTGGAGGGGCGGACGTGGGCGAAGTACGGCGTCCTCGTTGGCGGCGCGGGGTACGACACCATCCTCATCACGGAGGGTCCGGGCGACGGCCTGACGTCGGTAGGTGTCGGCTACGACGCGCTCATCATCCGCGGTGCGGGGCTCGCCAACAACGCCGCGCTCATCGCGGAGTTGGTCGAGCACCTGAAGGGCCGTGACGTCGTCCTGGCTTTCGACCCTGACGGCGCGGGGGAGCGGGGAACGGCGGCTCTCGCGAAGGGGCTAATCGACGCGGGCAACGCGCCTCGACGGCTTCCCTTCCCCAACGCAGGGGAGGATCTGACTGCCTGGCGGGAGCGGACGCCGGACACCTTCGCGGCGGAGCTTCACCGCGCGGTCCGGTCCGCGGCCGTCGTCGAGCTGGAGAAGGAGGAGGGGCCGAAGGACTCGACGGCGGAGCCGGACGCCACGCTCCAGACGATGAGCGAGTCCGCGCGTGAAGCGTTTGACGCTACGGACGTCGGCATCGCGGTCCGCCTCCGCGACTACATGGCGCGCACGGGCGGGGGCGTTCGGTACGCGGGCGGAATCGGCTTCCTCGTCTGGGACGGGACCGTGTGGGCCCCGGGGGACGCGGAGGTTCGCTCTGCCCTGCTCAGGATGGGCGCGGATTTGATCGCGTCGGGCGACGACGGGGCGCGACGTCTGGCACTGAAGGCGCTGACGAACAGGTCCGTCGAGGACGTGATCAAGATCTTGCCGTCCGTGCCCGGAGTGCCCGCTCGCGCGACCGACTTCGACGCGGACGCCCACCTCCTGAGCGTCGCGAACGGGACAGTGGACCTGCGCACCGGCGAACTCCGGCCGCACGCTCCGGCCGACATGATCACCCGTCGCCTCGACGTTGCGTACCGGCCGAAGGCGGAGGCGCCACGGTGGGAGAAGTTCCTCGAAGAGGTCTTTCCCGCGCACCCGGAAATGCCGTCCTTCATGCGACGGCTCGTCGGGTACGGGATCACGGGATCGACGGCTGAGCAGTGCTTCGTCTTCATGCACGGGCAAGGAGCGAACGGGAAGAGCGCCCTCCTGGATGCGCTGATCTACGTCTTCCGCGGGGTCGTCAAGAGTACCGAGTTCTCTACCTTCGAGCAGCGCACGGCTGTGGGCCAGGCGTCGCCCGAACTCGCCGCACTCCGCGGGGCGAGGCTCGTGACGGCGAGCGAGACGGAGAAGTACTCCCGGCTGGCGGAGGCCCTCGTCAAGCAGTTGACCGGCGGCGACCCGGTGACGTGTCGAGCGCTGTACGGGAACCCGTTCACGTACGTTCCGTCGTTCCTCTTGCTCGTTGCGGGCAACTACAAGCCCGCGATTCTGAGTCAGGATCTCGGCGTCTGGAGGCGGGTCAAACTCATCCCCTTCGAGGCCACCTTCCGCGGCGCGAAGGCGGACCCGTCCCTCCCCGCCAAGCTCCGCGACGAGGCGGAGGGCATCCTCGCGTGGGCTGTTCGCGGCGCACAGGAGTGGTACGAGCACGGCCTCCAGGAGCCGGACTCCGTGGCGACGGCGACGCAGGACTATCGGGAGAGCGAAGACCGGCTCGCCGAGTTCATCGCCGCCCGCCTCGTCCAGGAGCCGGACGCTCGCGTCGCTCCGATGGCAGTCCGTCGCGCGTACGCGGAGTGGGCGGAGGACGCGGGACTCTCCCGCAAGGAAGTGCTCTCCGGGTGGGCGCTCGGCGTCGAGCTGGAGTCGCGCGGGTTCGTGAAGGAGAAGCGCTCCGGCCGCTGGGGCTTTGACGGCATCCGGCTCATGAGCGACGAGGAAACGGCAGCCGCACGAGCGGAAGCGGAGAACACCACGGCGGACGGCTCGACGGACATCTTCGGGCAGGCACGAGAGGAGGCAGCGTGAAGTATCTCCCGTACATCATTGCGGGCGACGAGACGATGACCCGCGTACCGGAGACGGCCGCGGACCTCGTCGAGTTCCGGCGGTGGGTGGTGCGCCAAGCGGCGTCGGGTGCGATGACCGGCGCGGATACGGAGACAACGGGACTCGACACGTTCGCGCGTCACTACCGCCTGCGTACCGTGCAGATCGGCGACGCCCGCGACGCGTGGGTCCTTCAGGTGGAGGGACGTCCGGAGATGCAGGAGGCTGCCCGGTGGGCACTCCTGACGCTGCCTCGCCTCGTCTTTCACAACGCCACATTCGATCTCCTCGTCCTGGACCGTCACCTTCGCGCCCCGCTGGAGGAACTGGGACCGAAGTCGACGGACTCCAAGATTATCGCGCACCTGTTCGATCCGCGACCACGGCACGAGGGCGGGTACGGACTGAAGCTGAAGGACTTGTGCGCGCGTGACGTCGATCCGAGCGCTCCCGACACGCAGGAGGACTTGACTGCTGTCTTCCACTCCATCGGCGAGACGAAAGACACGGGATGGGCAAAAATCGACATCAACCACCCGACGTACCTCCAGTACGCGGGGCTGGACGCGATCCTCGTGTCTCGCCTCCTGCCCGTCCTGGAGGCGCGGCTCCGCAAGGCAGGTGTACGCGAGTCGCTCGTGTCTTTCGAGCATGCCGTCATGCTCGTCTGCGCCAAGATGGAGCGACGCGGCATGCTCGTGGACCAGGACTACGTTCGGCCGCTCGTCGGGCGCTTGGAGGAGGAGGCAGCACTCCACGCCGGCCGGGCCTCGAAGTACGGCGTGACGTCGGTCAACGCTCCCAAGCAGGTGTCGACGGCGCTGCTCGCCATGGGGGAAACGCTCATCCTCCCTGGTAACTCCAAGCCAGAGCGCACCGACTCCGGGGCTCTGAAGGTGGACAAGGAGGTCTTGCAGTACCTGGCCGACGTCGACCGCGAATGGAAGCGGATCGGGGCACGCACTCCCAACCCACTGGCAGATGCGGTACTCCGCTCGAAGCGCGCGGGCAAGTGGGCGAAGTCGTACGGTGTCGCCATGCGCGACGGCATCGACGACGCTGGACGCATTCACCCGAAGATCAACAGTCTTCAGGCGCGCACGGCTCGCATGTCCATATCCTCGCCGCCACTACAGCAGCTCCCCTCTGGAGACTGGACGATCCGCCGCGCGCTGCTCCCGGAGCCGGGGCACCGGATCTTCAGCGTCGACTACTCCGCGGTGGAGATGCGCGTCTTGGCAGCCCTGGCGGACGAGGGCGTCATGAAGCGCGCAATCAGCGAAGGCCGTGACCTTCACGGGTTCACGGCGGAGCTGATTTACGGGCCCGACTACACGAGCTTTCACCGGAAGCTCTGCAAGGGGGTTGGCTTCGGCAAGGTGTACGGCGGAGGAAGCGTCACCCTGTCGCGCCAGACAGGAGCACCGCTTCCCGACGTCAAAAAGGCCGTAGCGGCGTACGACCGAACGTACCGCGGGATCAAGCGCTACAGCTCCAGGCTTCAGCGCGAGGCACGCGCGGACGGATACATCGTGTGGACGCCCGTAGGGCGCCGCCTCCCGCTCGACCGGGACCGAGTGTACGCAGCGACGAACTATGCGGTGCAGTCGACGGCGCGCGACGTCCTGTGTCAGGCCCTCCTCGACATGGAAGACCGGGGCCTGACTGAGCACCTATATCTGCCGATCCATGACGAGTGTCTCGGGTCGGCGCCGGAGGAGATCGCGGAGGACGTCGCTCGGGAGGTGGGCGCAGCCATGTCGATGGACTTCTTCGGCGTCCCGCTCGACACGGACCCTGAAGTCGGAGGTTCCTCGTGGGGCTCGCTCTACATGAAGAAGGCAGGCACCATGATCGCCAATGACTCTTGGTACGCGGCCCACCCCCAGGCGGCCCACGCCGCGGAACTGGCGCGCGCATGACGGCTCTGCGGCTTGCAAGCGCAACAACTCCTGCCCGCTGTACCACAGTTGAGCGTGGCATGGCCGAATTCCTACCTCGATCCAGCGGTTCTGTGTCACGCCCCATCCGCTCCATGCCCTCCCTGCGGCCCGTTGAACCCCCTTCGTACCCCTCCCGTCGTGACGTTCTGCGACGGTGGGAGGACGAGGACGTATGGCAGTGCACTTACTGTGACGTGGCTGCGGGGCCAAAGGTTGTACTCGAAGTCGACCATGTTCTTCCGCTTGCGAAGGGCGGACGGCACATCTGGGAGAACCTGACCCCTGCTTGCACCCTGTGCAACAGGGCCAAAGGGTCGACGGATGTCGACGTCTGGCAGGACGTCAGCACAGGCCAGGGCTCCACGGATCGGGGGGTGTCAGTAACTCAGGGCTCCGGCAAGCCCTTTCACGCCACCACGCAGGACCTTCACAACGTCACGACTGCGTAACGGGCGAAAGTTGATCCTTCACATGGGTTGGCCGACATAACCCCAGGTGAAGTTGGGTGGCCGACCTAAGGCCGATCAACGATTGGTCGCGCTCCGCTTGAGTCGGCCCTGGTCAGATCCATTCAAACTAGGACAATCACCCGTCAGGTTTAGGCCGCACGGTGATTGCCGGAGGGGACCACGTGACCTACAGTCCTGATCACGTCGCAGTCGGGAAGCAGACGGAAGCTCTCCTGGCAGCGCTCAATGACGCCATATCCGATCTCCGACAGCTCGTCTCCGCCCTGGAAGACGCGTCCACCATGCCAGCTCGCGTGCCGGATGTGGACACGGACGGACGGCACGCCACCAGGCAGCCAGGCCGACCGACTGAGAAGACCGCGCTTGATGAACTGCGCGCGGCCCTGCGCACCGAACTCAACAGCGCCGACGCCATGCTTCCGCGAGTGATCGCGATCGTGCGTGGCCTCTCGGCATCTATGGACCGTGCCCTTGCCCGATGGGAAGGGGAGGAGCCGGTCCTCCACCACTCTGGGGGGCCAGATGATCATAGTTACGGGTCCGCAGGGCACTGACGACGAGCGTGGCGACGTCGCAGAAGCCGCGGGGCTCATGGGTGGACTCCCCTCGTACAGCCATGCCGTGCAATGGGCTGCCGCGACGGCCCTGGTCTGCCTCGACGGATGGGAGCGATGTCCACTCGCCGTAGCGGACGTCACGGTCGCGGCATCACTGGGGCTCACTGTTCAGCAGCTCGTCCTCACGTAAGCCAAGCGTCAATCGATTGACGCTCGCCCCCGTTCCTCTGGGGACGGGGGCATTTTCATACCTCGAGTCGTGTGTGACGCAGGCCACAAGGAGAAGTTGAGTCCTGAGCGTCACATCGTCGGCGAATCACGCCACTACACAACTAGAAGCCACTCACGCATCGGGGAGACACTATGCAGCGCGTCGACATTCACCACGACATCATCAGAGCAGCACAGGGCGGGGACCAGGACGCCATGATCGCCGTACTCGATGCGTGCGAGCCGATGCTCCACGGCATCATCCACATCGTCGCCCCGACGGCCTCCCCGGACGCCCGGGAGGACTATCTCCAGGAAGCGCGTGCGACCCTCATTCAGCACGTGAGGGACTACCGTACGGACGCGACGGAGGCCAGCCTTACCAGCTACGCCTATCGAGCGGTGCGCCGGGCAGTAACGGAGGCGCACGCTACGTCTGAGTGCGCTGTGTCCGTCCCGGCGATCTACGCCATGATGGTGCGCACCGCACTTTGGCAGAGCGGAAGGGATGTCGAGAAGGCCTGGGAGATCCTGACCAACGCGGACGACACACACCGTATGAAGCGCACGACATTCCTGGCTGTCGTACAGGCCCTGGATACCGCTGGTAGCCTCGACGCTTCCGCGGGTGACGAAGACGGCACGGCGCTCACCCTTGCGGACACACTCCCGGACCCGTCGGCCACCTTCGTCACAGCCTCGACCGAGCGCGCGGACATGGCGCGCTGGCTCATGACGCAGATACCTGCCCGCCAGTCACTCGCGCTCCGGGCGTTTTACGGAGTCGGCATGTCCCGCCAGGACGACTCCGAAGTCTGCGCCGTCATGGAGTTGAAGGCCCCCGCTCTCCGCAAGCTCCGCACCCGCGGAGTCACATCCGCCCGCAACGTAGCGTCCGTCCACGGCATCGCAGCGTGAATCACTCGCTCTCACTCACAGATAGGACCCTCACCATGTCTCGACTTCCTTCTCTCGACGACTACGACGTCCAGGGCGTACGCCCCGACGAGGCCGCTTTCTGGGGTGGTGACGTCCGGTGGAGCGTGGAGGAGCGCTCCGACGAGGCGGTCCCCCTGGAGTTCCTGCGCGACGTCGCCTGATCCGCACAACAAGCGTCGACCGATTCACGCTCAGACTTCAGAGGAGAATCATGGACAAGCTCGTATGCACCGCCGACCCGTGCGACACGTTGTCGGTGTCAGCGAAGTACGGGGACATCGCCTTTCGCGCAGACCGCGCCGGAAACGCACATCACACTGTGTTCGCCACCCCCGCTGACGCCCGCGCGTTCGCCCGAACCGTCCTCCGCCTGGCGGGAGAGGACGGCGGCGAGAAGCCGACCGCCGATGAGACGCCGGAGCCGTCGCCCATCAAGGTAGGGGACCGGGTGGTCGTCGTGGAGGACGACCCGTTCCACCGCACGGGAGAGTTCGTGGGTGCGCAGGGCACGGTGGACGAGCTGGACGTAACCGACCCGGATCAGCCGTTCCTCGTCCGTTTCGACGCCCCCATGGGTGTGATCGAAACGTGGTGGTGCGCCGAAGTCCGTCGCATCGGCGAGTCGCCGGCGGAGCCGGAAGAGGCCCTCACTCCCGCTCAGCCCACCTTCGCCGACCGGATCAAAGAGGCGAAGCGACTCCTCCGCGGCACGCCCCACACCGGGGCCGACATCATCCACCTCGCGGAGATCCTCGCCGCGCAAGCGTGAACCGATTCGCGCTTGGTGTTGTGCTGGCCGACATAACTGTGTCATAGTCGTCGTACCGCGAAGCACACGCGGAAGCAGGGCGCCTCACACGGGGCGCCCCAGGGGAGGGGACGAGATGAAGTGGACCGTCGAGTTCGTTCGGGCGGGAATCAGGCTGGAGTCGCTGTCGGATGACAGGGGCACGCTGGGTACGCCGGGCATGTGGTACCGGGTGAGCGACGGCACGGAGCGCGGACTGACGACCACCCGCAACCGGGGTGACGCGCTGCGTCGCTTTCAGCGTCGAGTACTCCGGGCGTCCGGCGCCTGACAGCCGAAACGCCCTTCGGGGCGTCGGGCGTGGATTGGTCCCCCGCCCCTGACGAGGCAGACCGACGGAGGACGACATGTACAAGACGATGGACGACCGCGAGATCACCTCGTACTCAACGACGCTGGATGAGGCGATCCGGAGCGCACGCGGTGCTTGGTGGAACGGGAGCGACGAACGCTCGTTCATGATCGTCAACGCCTCCGGCTCCACCGTCGCCTACGTCAAGCGCGCTCAGGTGACGCGCGGTTGACCCAAGCCGAAACGCCCCTCGGGGCGTCCGCGGGGACTGGCCTACCCGCGCTGATGAGGCAGGCCGTAGGAGGAGACATGGACTTCGAGCCGGTGGACTTCAGCAACGTGCACGAGGGAGACACTGTCACCTTCTCCCGCCGAGACAACGGCTTCGGCGGGAGCGGGGACATCGTGGCCCGCACCGGCACGGTCACCAAGGTTACCGACAAGACGGTCACCGTCGAGTGCATTGACCGCTGGGGGAAGACGGGTGTCCTGCGCCGGGCGGACTGGCACTACCGGAACGTGCGACGTACGGCTAAGGCTGACCGTCGGCCGTACAACGCCGAGAACGTGCAGTACGTCGACGCCGGTCTCATCGTCACCGCTGTGTGGGTCTCGGACCCCGCCGTTGACCCGGCGGAGGCGCTGGAGAGCATCCTCCGGAGGGACCTCCCCTATGAGATGGAGGTGGTCGGGGAGGCGACGCGCTTCTTCAAGAAGGAGGGGGCTGGCTTCTCCGGCTGGGTCGTCAGCACGGGCGGCGGGCTCAACTACGGGGACGCGATCCCTACCAAGCGGCAGGCAATGAAGGAACTGCGCTGGGCCGTTGCCGAGCGCTTCGCCCGCTGATCCACCAGCCCCGCATAGGCAAGCCCACGGCGCCCCCAGCGCCAGGGCGCGCGGTTCGAATCCGCGGCGGGGCACGCAGAAGAAACCTGAACCATCTGGAGGAAACGTGAGCGGTGCTGTTGCCGTAATGATCGGCGTTGCCGTGGCACTACCAGTCTGCTCCATGACGGGTGGGTTGCTGATCAACCGAGCGACGACGGACAGTCGACCTCACTTTCCCTGCGCGCGTTGCGACGAGCCGAACCGCGTCTTCGGCCCCCTGACGCGCTGCGGGCCGTGCGAGGCGGACGTGTTCGAGATCATGATATCCGCGGCACGACGAGGCGTAGTTCTGACCGATCCGCTGTCGGACGCCCACCGACGCATGCGCTCTAAGGGGCTGATCTGACCGTGAAGCGCACCCCCAACGACGACGCAGTCCGCGACGCGTTCGACCGCTTCCACGCCACGGCCTCCACCAACCGCAGGGCGGCCGTCGAGCAGCTCCAGGCCGACATGAAGCGCGCGGGTGGTCCCGTGCCGGCGAACGAGGATGAGGAGACGTGACCATGCAGTTCGAAGAGCACTACATCGTGGAGCACGTCTCCGCAGACGGGCGGGTCGACGTCGAGCAGTACAGCGACGCAGTGGCAGCCCACCGGGAGTACCACGCGCTCGCCCGGTCCCTGGCCAAGGGGGAGAAGGTCAAGCTCCACCGGTACACGACCGTCGTACTCGCCTCGGCTGTCCGCGCGAAGTGATCCGCACGCCAACCACTCACAAGCCATCCAGCAACCGAAGGGACTCACCATGGCAACTCCCACCGTCCACACCCTCACGAAGGACGATGGCGCGGCCGATCTGTCCGGCGTCACCAAGATGGGCATCGGCGTCTCCTGGGACACCACGGGAGGCGGAAGCGGCGGACTCCTGGGCATGGCACGGCGCGCCCGAGGGACCGACCTCGACGCCATCGCAGTCCTGATGTCCGGCTCTGATCCCGTCCGCCTCGCCGGCCTGGACAGCCTCGACCCTCTCCAGAACGGCGCAGTCATCCACTCCGGCGACAACCAGACCGGTCGGGGGAGCGGTGACGACGAGCTGATTGAGGTCAGCTTCGACAAGGTCCCGCCGAACGTGACGAGCATCGTCTTCGTCTGCGCTGCGTACAAGCGGGGCAGTGACCTGAGGAAGGCCGCGAACGTGTCGGTCAAGGTCTACGACTCGTCAGACGGCACGACGGCCCAAGTTGCCGATATCTGGCCCTCGATGCTCGGCACCGGAAACGCGATCGCTGTCGCGAAGGCCGTTCGCTCTGGCTCGATGTGGACGCTGGAGGTCATCAACCAGCGGGGCACGGTCCGCCAGGGCGACCAGGATGCACTCCTACGTTTCGCAGTCGGCCGCTAGTCATCGCCCCGGGACGGTTCAGCCGTACGAGCGTCGAAGCTCACCCGGGGTACCACCCCCTGTCATCTGACGAGGAGAGGTCGACCATGATCTACAACCTGTCCGACGGCACCCGCGTCCGCACCCGCCACATCGGCGATGACGCCGAGACCGTCGAGTTCGAGCGCTACCGCCTCACGCCTGAGAGGAAGACGCTCAGTCTCACATACTTGAACGGGCCGGAGGCAGGGCTCTACATCCGGTGCCTGACGGCTCTCGACGCGCTCCGGTACGTCGCCGAGTACGGCACCGACCCCTCGCGCATCGTCCCGCATAGCCGGCCGACGCCGTGACCTACCGATTGACCCTCTCCTCCGTCCGCGCGTGCTTCGTGGGGGAGCGGGCCCGTGGGCACTTCCTCCGCCAGGCGAAGCGACGCGGGGAGGAGACGACACGGGTCCGCGGCGGGCACGTGGTGACGCTGAAGGGCGGGCGGATGGTGGCGCTGATCGAAGAAGCGTGAACCGGTTGACGCTTGGTGTTGTGCTGGCCGACATAACTGTGTCAGACTCAGAGCAACGCGAAGCACTCACGGAGGAGTCAGAAGATGAAGGTCTACCAGCGCACCGAGAACGGCGGCACCCCCACCACCATCAGCCAGGCGGACGGCCTCCAGGAGGTCAACCACGCGATGATGGGCGGCAAGCGCGGCGTCCGGACGATGTCCTCCATCACCCGCACCGACTACGCCATCGAGTACAAGGACGGGCGCAGCGTCCGCCTGGTCCTCGTCGACGCTCCTGCGCCGGAGGAGGAGGCGGCCGACGTCGACGACGAGCCCCGCGAGTGGCACGGCACGGCCTCACGCTTCGACCGCCTGCACCGCTTCGATGAGACCAACCGGGCCCGTTGCAACCGCCGCATCCGCGCCAACGCGACCCCGCCGATCGGCGGTAAGGGCCCTTGGGGCGTGTTCAAGCGCACTCGGTCCGAGATCGAGTCGAGCAAGTACGCCCACCACTACACCTTCTGCCCGCGCTGCTCCGCCCTGGAGAGCTGACGAATGGCTCAGTGCACCGCCATCACCTCCCGTGGTTACCGCTGCATCAACCGGGCGCAGGACTGCCGCACGGTGTGTACAAGCCACGACCCGCGTCGTCAGTGCGGAGCCCCGACGGTGAGCGGCAACCGTTGCAAGCGGATGAAGGTGCGGGGTCACGCCGCGTGCTCCAAGCACATCTAATCGGAGCCCCTGCCAATTCCGGTGGCGGGGCCCAAGCGCGAATCGGTTCACGCTCGCATGTTGTGCTGGCCGACATAACTGTGTCATCATCATTCAAGCGCGAAGGGAACGCGCTCCACCGACGCAGTAGAGGAATGGGGACGCCATGCGCAGTGACCAGACGGCGGAGTTCGTCGCCACCCGCCCGTACAGCGACCGCAACGAGCTGGAGCGGGCGCTCCGGGAGCACAACCGCCGTGTGTCCCGAGCCAAGGGGGGTGAGGACGACGCCATGGCAGCTCAGCCCACGCTGACCCTGTCCGGGTCGACGGTCATCAGCAGTTCCGCCTACGAGTGCCACGCCTGTTACCGCGACGTCGGCATGGCGTTCGCGGCGGACTCCACCACCCACCGCATCGTGAACCGCTCCGGTGAGCCTGTCCGCCGCACCGTCGGCCTGTGCGTCCCGTGCTGGAGCAGCACCGTCCGGTTCGACGGTGACGATCACCTTGCCGACACCGAAGTCCGCTTTGCCTGAGGGGGAATCAGCAGTGGAGTGCACTTGCGAGGGAGGGTGCGTGATCTCTCCCGTGGAGGCCGCCATGGCGGCAGCGACGGGTATGGACGTCCTCTTCATCCACGTCTTCATGGACACGTGGACGGAGCACGCCGAACGGATCGTCTCCATGCAGGACTAGCGGGGTCCGGGTGCTACCGATGGAGAAGCGCAAGCGCGAATCGATTGACGCTCGCATGTTGTGCTGGCCGACCTAACTGTGTCAGAATCAGTGCATCGCGAAGCACTCACGGAGGAGCAGACATGATCGAGGTTTACGAGCACACCGAGAACGGTGCCGTCTACACGCCCGCGGAGGAGGGTTTCTACGCCTCCGCCCGGAACGGTTCCCGAGGGATATTCCTTCTCGGTCCCTACGAGACCCTCGCGGAGGCGGAGAGCAACATGCCCCGGGCCCGGGAGTACGTGATCGAGCACGACAGCGAGGGTTGGTTCTACACCTACGGAACCGCGCGCGGACAGGTGAAGCGAGGCGCGGAGCTGCCGCTGGGCAAGCTGAATGACCGCATCGGGCTCGTCATCTAGTCCGGAGCCTCACCGTGGGCCCCTGTCAATTCCGGTGACAGGGGCTCCGCCTCGCAAGCCATTCACACACGGTACGCACACGAAGAGGACCGATGAGACTCCATCTCCGTCGCCTGGACCCGCTCCTCATCCAAGCCGCCTTGGCCGCAGCCCTCTCCTTCGCCCACATTCACGACCTCGCCGAAGCCGCGGGACAGTCCGGCTGGAAGGCGTGGGCGTACCCGGTGAGCGTCGACCTTCTCATGGTCATGGCGTGGAAGAGGATGAGGACGCCCGACGTCCCAAAGCGCGGGCCGTGGTTCTGGTTCCTGCTCTCCCTGGCTGCGTCCCTCGGCGCCAACATCGCGACGAGCGGAGTCCTCGACCTGGCGGATGTTCCCGTCGCGCTCCGCGTCCTCGTCGCCGGTTGGCCGGCAATCGCGTTCCTCGGGGGAGCGCTGCTCCTGCACTCGCGGAAGGGGCCTGAGGGCGCCGAGCAGGAGCCGCAGACGCTCGCTGAGGAGCCTCCTGCGGAGTTGGTGGATGAAGAGTCCGCCGACCCCGCCCCGGAGCCGGAGCGGCCCGTCCTCGTCTCCTACGCTCAGGCCGCGGAAGCACTCGGCGTGGCGCCGGAGACGATCCGCGGGGCGGCGAACGGCCCGAAGGCGCGGCTGACGAAGTACAGCGGGTCGACGTCGAACACGGTCCGCGTCGACCTGAACGAGGCTCGTAGGGTCATTCGACGCCCTGCGGGAGTGTGAGGAGAGATCATGGCTGAAGTACTCAGGACACTCGATGACGACGTGATGGAAGTGGTCGCCCTTGCTCGTGAGGGCATGACCCGCCTGTACGCGACGAACGGTCGGCAACCGGCGGCAAACCATTACCTCAGCCCCGCGCAGGCCCGCGAACTGGCTGCCGCCCTCCTCCGCGCCGCGGAGGAAGCCGAGTCGGGCGACACGTACCCCCACCGTCCGTGCGGAGGAGCTGCGACCGGATCGGATGAGTGAGGAGAGATCATGACGACCCCTGACGAAGTCCGCGCCATCGTGCGCGAGGAGATACGCGCGGCCTTCGCGGTCCTGAAGACTCAGGCCGGAGATCACTCCGGAGACGACACCATCGACTACCGCGCCGCGTCGGTGCTGAGCAGCGTCGCAGAGAGCACCGCGGACATGCTCCGGCACGCACCCGACTGCAAGATCCGCCGTGACGGTGGCTACTTCTGGGACTGCGACTGTGCAGTGAGGGACGAGGACGCACTGTAGTCCGACCAGAACAAGCCATCCCTCTAGCTATCCTGTCCTCATGTCCTCCCAGACTGGCCCCTGTGCCAGATGCGGCCAGCCCACCGTCCGGTACGGACACGGAGGCTGCCCGCTCTGCCCCACCTGCCTGTCAAAGGCGCAGGCAGGATGGAAGAAGAAGCCGATGGCCTAGCCGTCACGAAGCCCCGCCGGGATCATCCGGCGGGGCTTTTTACGTGCCGTACTATCGAACGCATGAACGATCGCCCACCGTCACGCCTCGAAATGCTGCGGTTTGCGGAGCGTGTGGCCGCTCAGCATCTGGCGCAAATCAGACGGTGGCGAGAGGCGGAGGAGCGTCGCCAGGCGGAGCGCGCAGAGGGCGAGCGTCGCCGCCCTCCGGCCCCCGACTGGCTCCTGGAGAAGGGTGTCGATGGGCGGGCGCCCACGTACGTCCACGACGGATCGTGCTGGAGCGCGAGGAAGGGTCCCCGGTGCGTAGGGATCACCCGCGAGCAGGCGCTCCGCGCACTGTCCGTCGACCGGATCACCCCGTGCCCGCAGTGCCGACCGGATGCCGTTCTTGGGGTGCTGGAGTGATCACAGTGTGGCGGACGGGCCTGTGGGCTAGTCGCGAGGTGAACGTGCCTCCGCTCCCGTGCCGCATCTCAACACCGGGCGTACTCTGCGGATATGAGCAACGCAGGAGAGCGTTTGAAGACGATCCGGAAGCGTCGCCAGATGACGCAGCGAGGCCTCAGTGACGCATCAGGCGTCAGTCTGACAGTCATTCGAGATCTTGAACAAGGGAACCAGGTAGGCGCCCGACTCGAAACATGGCGTCGCCTCGCCGTCACGCTGCGAGTCTCTACGACGAGTCTGGCGGGTTCGGGGAACGAGGAGGGGCCCGTCCCGGGCGCCAAGGAGCGTTTCACGGAGCTGTGTGCGGCCCTGAGCGCCCCTCCCGTCAAGGCTGACGCGTGGGACGAGCCGCCTACCGTCCGCGGGGTAGAGGCTGCCCTGGCGGACGTGATGCCCCACCGTCGGAAAGACGATTACGAGAAGCTAGCGATCATGCTCCCGCCGATCGTGCGGGAGGCTGACGGCCTCGAAGGGCTGGACGGCCGGCGAGTTCGTGCGCACGTACTACACCTGACGGGCTGGCTGCTCACGCAGAGCAGGCTGTTCGAGGCAGCCGAGGACGCATTGAACAGGTCACTCAAAGAGTCTCCGGACCTGACGCACGCCGCAGCGTCCGTCAGTAGCCTGTGCTGGCTCCATATGCGGACAGGCAACTTGGATGCTGCCAGGAACCTTGCGATCAAGTGGGCAGACGATACAGAGCCCCGGATCACCAAAGCCACCCCGGAAGAGCTTTGTGCGTGGGGCGGGATGCTGGTACGCGTGTCCACGTCGGCCGTGCGTGATGGGGACGGGACGCAAGCGAAAGATGCGATGAGGTTCGCGTCATCCGCTGCTACCGCTCTGGGACGCGAAGTGTCTCCGCACGCCGACCTTCTACGTACGTTCGGACCCACGACTGTTCTCCTCAAGTGCGCGGAGAACGCGAGCGTGCTCGACCAGCCTGACACGGTACTTCGGTTGGCTCCCACAGTTCCTAAGGCCGGTGTGAGGCCTACGACGAACAATTGGCATCGGCATCTACTAGACGTCTCGTACGCCCATGCGAAGAAAGGCCAACACGCTGAGGCAATCGACAAGATGCTGAAGATCCGCAAGATCTCCGCTCAATGGCTTCCCCACCAGCGCTTCGCCCGGGACGTCCTTGCAGAAGTGGTGAAAGGCCGTCGCACGCTGACGGACGACATGCGGGACCTTGCTGACCTCGTACGTCTTCCTCTTTAGCGATCGGACCCGGTACTTACGCCTGATGGGCTGTCAAAGTACCGGGTTGCATTCGCGCTACCCGACGTAACCTATTCCCATCGCAGAGCACGAGGGGCGGCGAATAGGCCATGTCTGGCAGTGCAGTTGAGCATCAGAGCGCGCTACTGGAGCCCGTACCGGTAGAGGGCTGCGGGCCATGCGGAATCGCGGCGGAGTCACGGGAGATCGCACGCACGGCCGGCGATACCCGTGCAGTGGAACGCTGCTCCCGGGCGATTGCGGACCATCCGACGGACGGCGTCCGTCACGTCGCCGAAATGCTGGCCCCTAGGGACGCGTCATGAGCGGCCCCGTGCTCGTCGACGATTTCCGCGTGTCCGGGAAGCCGGACCCGAAGTGCGACGTGTGCCAGGCACTCGACAAGCAGCGTCGGGAGGCCCTGGACGCCGGGAATCTCAGCGTCGCAGCCTCCCGCGCTCGTGAGATCCGGGAATGTCGCCACGGGAGGGGGAAGGCATGAGGCCCGCAGCACGGTTCGGTGTCCGGCGACGTCCCGGAACGACCCGCCTCATACACGTCCGCTGCTTCCATCTGCCCTGTTCGTGGACGACGGCTGTCGCAGGGCAGGACGTCGCCGTTGCCGACGCACGCACCGAGAATCACACGCGCTTGACCGGGCACACCCTCTTCCGTCGGACGTGGACAGAGACGGTCGAGACGCTGCCGGCGGACCTGGTGAGAGGACGAGGAGGTATCGGTCGTGTCAACGCAGACTCGGGACGACGCGCCTGACTTGGCGCTGATCCCCGATCCTCGCGTAGAGGAGTACGTGAGCGCTCGGTGCACACACCCTGAGTGCTCGTGGGGTGCGCCTCAGGGCCGCACGGCGGAGCAGGTGGACGTGGAGTGCGTCGTGCACTTCCGGCGCACGGGGCACGCGCGCTTCTGGCGCTCCTCGACGCGCTTCGTCGGCATCGCAGAGGCATAA